GCCGGTTATAGGCGGGGCTTGCGGGGCAACCCGTAAGCCCGGTTGATTAGCCTTGGTGAACGGCAACTTCGGTTGCTGCGAACTCCGTTATGCATTTGAGTAAGCAGGAAATGCTGTATCTTAGTCTTTTCTAAGAAGCGCATTCCTCCCCACCAAAGCCTTACGGCTATAGATGGGGTGTCCTGCTCCATTATCATGAAACTTACAAGAGTGAGCAGGCAGCTCAGAATGCCCGAAAGCAGATTACCCGGCGCGGTGAGACGGCAGTGTATGCCACAGTAGAGGAAGCCGAAGCGTGGGTCGAACAACAGAAGGCGGCAAGAACCAGGAGGTAATCATATGCGTACAGACAAAACAGCAAGCCACATTTGCTACGAGCTTGACCACGATGTGCAGGAATATGCGAAACGGCTTTTAGCCAAAAAAGTTCTGCACGCGGTACGGCAGGACAATACTGCTTCATTGCCTGACGAAATGGCAAAAAAACTCTCCGAAACGGCAGTATTTCTGACCGAACGCCTCGCGCTTTTGTATGAGCTGAATTCTGGATTCCGAGGCATCCGATTCAGCACTTTCGGAGAACAACCTGCTGTTTACACTACCATGGTCCAGCACAATGCTCCGCTGTACGATGAGCTGATGCTTGGACGGGCCTATAACCTTGCCAACTACCTTGCTGCTGATAACGCGGATATCAAAGAATCTGCTTTGATGAAGCACAAGGTTTTGGCAGCAATTTATAGTGCCGCTGCACACATGAAAGGGCAGACTCCGGAGCGGAGAAAAATCTCGATTCAGAACCAGCTGTTTGTGTCTACGGCTGTTGAGCTGTTTGATGGTCTTTTGAGTGCAGCGGAAGAGAAAAAAGAACGGCAGCGATAAAAGTGCCGCCTGAGTTAGAAATTAGGAGAATTTGCATGATTCGAGTTAAGAAAGAGAACCACCGTAGTTGGTTCATGAGCAACTATTATCCTTGCGAATTTGTGATGAATGGGATTCGCTACAAGAACGCTGAAGCAGCGTTTCAGAGTCACAAGGTCCCACTGGAAGAGCGCAGACAGTTTGCGGACATGCCACCGGCTTCTGCCAAGCGCTTTGGCCGCAATGTAGCTATCCCCGCAAACTGGGGTGAGGCTCGGGACGACGTGATGCGCCGCGTGGTGATGGCCAAGTTCGAGCAGAATGAGGACCTCAAACAGCGCCTCCTCGAAACGGGTACGCAGCCTATTGAGGAAGACACGACCAGCTGGCATGACAATTACTGGGGCAACTGCCACTGCCCGAAATGCCAGAACATCCCAGGTCAAAACCGGCTTGGGATTATTCTGATGGAAACGAGGGATAAACTGAAAAAGCAAGCGGGCAAATAATGCTTGCAATGCATTGCGGGTTCCATATAATTAAAACCGTAATCAAAAAGAACTATCTTTTGCGAGGACTCCGTTGCCGACGGTGTTCTCGTTTTCTTTTTTCAAGACAAAAGGCTGCCGCCCAGTAATGGGTAGCAGCCTTCTTTTTTTTGATTGTGTCAGCCAATATGGCAGCAAATCACCTTACCGCGTTCAGAACGATTCACTGCACAATCTCGCCAAGGTCGTTTGCATATTTCGGGCCACACATCATGAAGTAGTTGACGGGGCCGTACTCCAGACCGAGCTCCTGCGCGTATGCCTTGATAGCTTCCAGAACGTCCTCTTTCTTGAGGCCAAACTTGGAATGCAGACGGGCAAACTCTTTGTCAGAGACAGAAACGCAAGAGCAATTTTCTGCATCGGTTTCTTTGCTGCCCAGCATCCCGTCAAAGATGTCCTGCCCTGCACAGAGAATCGTCTCATTGTTCATCGCATAGGCGATAACGGAAGCCTTACAGTCAAAGTCGCTGTCTTCCACAAGGAAATCCTCAGGGCGGCCGTGACGCTCAACAACGTTTTCATAGATGTCCCGGAGTTCGATAGGAGCAGAAGGAGCGGTCAGAGCTGCTTTATGAAGGCGCATGAATTCCACAAACTTTTCATTCGAGAGGGTATCGGTATAAAAGCCGATGCCGGAAACGCGAACCTTCACTTCGCTGGCAAAGTAATCGTCAATTTTGGAAACGATTTTCTGCTGGACCCGCTTGTATGCTTCCTGAACATTGGAAGCCGTGTAAAATACCGGGAACTTCATGATGTCGATTCCCTCCGGCAGACTCGCGTCATAGGCCGCATCAATGCCACCTCGCAGCGCCGGAACCGCGTCATGCAGCTCTTTCACAGAAGAAATGTATCCGGTAATGTACAGCTCATCGTTTTTGCTGTAATGCCCGATAAGTCCCACATAGAGGGTCTGCATCAGCATCCGCTTGAAGCTGAACCAACAAAGACGAATGGGTAGAATGACATTAGCAGCCGTACCTTCCGCACGATAGGTGCCGGGGGCAGAGACCTTTTCCAGCAGAATCTGGTCGTTCTTGTCACCGTATTTTTCCTTGAAAAGAGCTTGAAGAATTTCAGTGGACGAAAGAGGAGTGGACATTGGAATCGTTTCATTCAGAAAAGAGAGGAATGCATCCACGTTGTCTTTCTGCCATGCGTCATCAGACATGCTTGCACGCTGCATAGAGAGCTTGTCTTTCCCGTCGTCAGGCAAGGGCTTATACCCACAGGCGATACGAAGCTCGTTCTCCGTGACAGCATCCGTTGCGCTTGCAATTTTCTTGATGGTATTTTCGGTCGGCTGAGCTTTTGCGTTGCCATTCACGAGGCTGCTGATATACCCACGAGTCAGTCCTGCCTGAAACGCAAACTTACCCTGTGTTCGGGTTCCGATGGCTTTTTTGACCAGCGATGCCAGCCTTTGAAAGTCGGGCTCTTTGGGAAAGGTGGCCTCCGTATCCTTATTGCTGTTCTTTTCAAGTACCGACTTGTCCCAACCGGTGACAAGAGAATACCCAATATCCCTCAAGGATTGATAGGCAACCCCATTCTGGTCAAGAGCCGGGGAGTATGTACCGCTGTTATCTTCCAGCTGCTCTACTGCGTCACGCACCATCCTTGCTTCGTTCATCAGGATGACGTCCGGGGCTTCAAGCCGGGCAAGACTCTTGTACCGATTATTGAGGCGCTCGACTCGTGCGGCCAATGCAGTGATGTTGGCAACTTGGTCTTCCGTTGCATGGGCAGAGATATCTGCACCAAGTTCAAAATGGTTCAGTGCAGGAATATCCACGCCTTTGCTCTTGGCGAATTCCACAATGGCTTCCGCGCCATAGAAACGCTTCTCATGGGCTGCGACAACTTTCGTTATCGTGTCGGCCGAGTTGTCCAGCTCAAGCACTTCACCTTTTCCGGCATCCTCGACATAACACCTGGCGTTGGTGAGAAAGCCTTTCAAAAAATCAGCATCCACATCCAGCTTCTTAGCGATGCCGGGCAGCTGCTTATAGAAAATCACGGGCGTGGCGAGGTTAACAGAAATCATGGTGTACTCCTTTCAAACGTGTCATTTACTGTACAAAACTGTCATCTTATGTAATTATAATAGCACATCTCGCACTAAAAAGCAAGCGCTAATTTACAACAAATGACAATAAAACACACAAGATGACATATTTGAGCAAAGCGATTGATTCTTGAGCTTTCCGGCTTGGTGACAGAACAAGCTCTATGCGCCTTGTCTTTACCACAATTTTGCCACAGTTTTGCCTTGTGCATCCGTGCAAATTGAATGCAATTAAAGATGTCGAAAGATAAAGCACAACACACAAAAAAGGAAATTTCACTATGAACACCAGTATTTTGAAACTCGAAGCCACTGTAATCCGCCCCAAAGACGATGATGAACTTGACGACCTTGCCGCATCCATCAGCTTTCCCGTCGAATGCGATGATGAAGCAATTGGCGAGGCTCTGGGCGACCATGACCTGATGGCCTATGTTGTCGGAGAGCTACACGACCTCGTTGTCCGAATGCGTCCCGAATGGCTGGATAATGAGGATACTAGCCTGACCATCAAGGCATTCCTGGACGAAGCTGAGTACCAGACGTTCAAGGGCCTTGTCGCGATGAAAGAAGACAGCTACACCTTTGATATTGAGGGCTAAACGCCACAGAGCAAAAAGCAAACCCTGCCTGCAGTAAAATGCGGGTAGGACTTTTTTGTCTGCGTAGCTGCATCCTTTTGTCCGCAGAAACCGTAGGTGCCAGGATGCGTAGCTGCCAGTATGACTTGACCTGATGTGCGAATTTTATACAATCGGATTTGTACGAGAGATACTATTCACACAATAGGATTCACACGAAGCTGCTCGGGAGCCGTATGGCTGCTGGGTGGCTTTTTCTTTTGTGCGAGTTGCGTACAATATAAATCAAACGGAGGAAATTACCATGAAAAAATTTATTGGAACTGCTTTGGCATTATGCTGCCTGGCTCTACCTTTGGCTGGCTGTGAGGACGCAATCAGCACTGTGACAAGTACCACAATGTCTGAACTCGAAGATATCCCGAACCAGATATTGGCCACACCGGAAAGTGCTGAGATGAAACTGGAATACAATTACATTCATTTTCGTTACGACAACATCTGGACTGTATCCGCTCTCGTAAGCTACGAAATCGTGGACAACGGGCAAAACATCAAATTTGAAATCAACGATAGTCGTTATCGAGACAAGGTTTTCTATACCAGCATGTCGAATGTAGAGCTCGTATACCGAGACAATAACGTTGATTATGACACGGACTACACCATCTATCCAGGGAATGCTTCGAAATTTGGAAAGGGTGGTAAGTAAGATGGGCATTAGATTTATCGACGGCAATATTTTTTCACGACTTTCTGCGAGTAAGCCAACTTACATTTGCCAGCAAGTAAATTGCAAAGGCGTGATGGGAGCCGGACTCGCGATGCAAATTCGCAGCCAATGGCCGGTAGTATATCGGCGCTATCTGGGACTTTGCTATGGCAGTGATGGCAACAAGCTTGGGACTTATCAAGAAGTTCTGGTAGAGCCGAAGCTGTACATCGTGAACCTGTTCGGCCAAAATGGCTATGGCCGGAGCGAAAGACAAACAAATTACGCTGCACTGGCGGCTGCGCTGTTCTCGTTTTTTAGAGACTGCGCTCGAAAGAATCAGGACGTAACTATCCGGCTGCCATATGGTTTAGGCTGCGGACTTGCCGGAGGCGACTGGGACACGGTTCTGGACATCATCAGCGATGCAGCAAAAGCCTGGAATCTGAATGTTGAGATTTGGGAACTCCAGAAATAATAGCAATAAGACCTTTACCGAAATTCGGTAAGGGTCTTTCTTTTTTTGTAGGGATGCAAATATGTACAGATTGCAAACAAATGACACCTGCCGTTGCAGAAAAAGCACGATAGTGGGATAATATTAGTAAAGAAACAACAACATCATCAGTAAAGTAAGTGAAAAAGCCTATGACAAACGCAGAACTAAAAGCAATCGTCCAGCGCGAGGAATACGATTTCCTGCGCACTAACAAACACTTGGGGAGCAACATTTTATTCCTAACGCTTAGCGGCAGTCACGCCTACGGAACCAACGTCGAAGGCTCCGATATCGATATACGTGGCGTGGCAGGCTCACCCGAAATCTTAGGGTTTAACCACTTCGAGCAGGCCATTGACAACCGGACAGATACAGTCATCTACGCTGTGAACAAGTTTGTCAGCTTGCTTGCGCAGGGTAATCCCAACATTATCGAACTTTTTGGCAATGACCCGGAGCTATATGTGAACATGACGCCGGAAGGCCAAATGCTGCTTGACAATAGGGAACTGTTCTTGACTCGGCGCATTGCCTACAGCTATGGCGGCTTTGCGAACGACCAGCTCAGACGTTTGCAGATGGGACTCCTTCGTAATGGGGCCTCGCCGGAAGCATTCAAGAACAAATTCGAGAAGAGAAGCCTGGAACGGTCGATTACCGGATGGGGCGTGGATGACATTTTTGAAATCTCCATCAGTGAGGATACAGATGAAGAAGGCAAACATCCGCTCCTGATTTCTTGCAGCTTGAACGATTATCCAGTCACCTCTCTAAAGTCGCTGCTAAAGAGTCTGACTACGACCATCGACCAGTATGAGCAGCCGCAGCATCCGAAAGCACAAAAAGATGCTGCCCACATCAACAAACACGCGATGCACATTGTGCGGTTATACTACACGGCGTTCGATATTCTGGAAAAAGGCGAGATTATCACTCACCGAGACAAGGAACGCGAGGAACTGTTGGCGATTCGCAACGGCAAGTACCTGCGTGAAGACGGGTCGTACGCACCCGAATTCTTTGAGTTTGTTGATGCGCTTGAAAAGAGATTTCAGGATGACGTGAGGAAAACCTCTCTTCCTGCTAAGCCTGACTTTGGAAAAATTGAGGAGCTTCTGGTGGAAATCAACAAGTCATATTTGCGGCGTATCGTGTGAAGCGGAACACCAACGACAACAACCATTAAGGCTGTACAAGATTATGCGCTCATTCGCAAGTCGCGGGTGGGCGTTCTTTTTTGCCCAAAAAACAAAAATAAACATAGTAAAAAGCCTTGCACATCTGTGCGAATCAGATATAATAACCCTAATAAGATAAAAATTGTGCCCTGACGGCATCTGAATTGGATGCTGCCGGGGCATTTTTGTTTGTTAAGGAGAATTTGGCTATGACACTGAACGACTTGTCAAGCGAACAGCAGGAATTCGTACATTTGGCATTGTCGGGCAAAAACGTATTGTGTGACGCCTGCATCGGCAGCGGAAAAACATCGACTATCAACGTACTCTGCGATGCATATCCACCAGAACGGCGTATTTTGTACTTGACCTACAACCGATTACTCAAACTTGATGCCAAAGACAAAATCAAGAATGGCAATGTCCTGGTTCAGAACTATCATGGATTTGCAAGCCTGCTGCTGAACAAAAAGGGAATCCGGAATTGCGGACAGGGCGAACAGCTTGCCATGGTATTGGAAAAGAAAATTCCGATTCCGCCGATTGATACTCTTATCATTGACGAGTATCAGGATATCAATGACGAGATTGCAGAACTGCTCAAATATATCCGTTCTCAGAATCCGGGCCTTCAAATCGTCGCAGTGGGCGATATGAAGCAGAAAATCTACGATGATACAGCGCTGGATGTCTGGGAGTTCATGCAGAATTTTCTCGGCCGCCATGAACAGGTGGTTTTCACGAAATGCTTCCGTATTTCTCATGACTTGGCAGAACGACTCGGCAATATCTGGGGCAAGACCATCAACGGCGTAAATGGTTCCTGCATCGTGGAACAGATGTCAGTCGATGAGGTGACGGAGTTTCTGAATAAACAAAACCCGAAAGATGTTTTGTGTCTGGGCGCTCGAATCGGAGCTATGACAAAGGTGCTCAATGACCTGGAAAATCGCCCCGGAAACCTCTATGACAAGCATCACGTCTATGCAAGTATCGCGGACAATGACGGGGATAAGGCGGTAGCACCTTCCTCAGATGTTGGTATCTTCACAACATTTGACGGCAGCAAAGGTATGGAGCGACCTATCTGTGTCGTGTTCGATTTCACGGAAGAATACTGGTCGTCTCGCACAAGCAAACCGATGGCACGATATGAGATTCTTCGGAATCTGTTTTGTGTCGCAGCAAGCCGAGGAAAGCAGCGAATCATTTTCGTAAACTCAGACCATCCGTTGAGCGATAAATCTCTGATGACCCCAACTGAAACTCTTCGCGGATTTCCGCATCCGTTCGCATTCTCTGAGATGTTTGACCATAAATTCATCGAGGATGTAGATGCCTGCTATAAGCTGTTGGAAGTCACACCGATTGAACGTAATGATACCACGACCATTGATATCCAGACGGCAGATGCAATGATTGATTTGTCTCCCTGCATCAGCATCTACATGCAGGCAGGATTCTTTAATTCCTACGATATAGATGACGCACTTGCGTATTACATGGACCTGCATAAAGACATGCAGTATTTGAAAATCAAGAAGGGCGCAACGGTCGAGGATAAGGTTCTACTGCTCACAGCACTCGAAACGAATCAGTGCAGGTATGTAAAACAGGTCAAGCCTCCTTTTGTGAACGCAAAAGCCAAAATGTCGCTCAGTATGCGGCTTGGAACCGTGTTCACTCCCGATGAATATGTTCAGGCACGCGGCGATATCGAAATTCATACTAAGGACTATAAAGTGATTTATACCTCGGGCCTTGCAGATGTCGTAAAGAACAACACCGTCTACTGCATCAAGTTCATTAGCAGTCTGGCACACAAGCATTTTCTGCAGTGTGCGTGTTCTATGATTGCGCTGGGTCTTCCATATGGCGTTGTCTGGAACGTGAAAAGTAACCTGATGTACAGCGTAAAAATCAAGGATAAGGACGCTCTGATTGACGCAATCCTCAAGTGCATCACGAAACGAGCTTACAACGGCGCGGATTATTACACCTGCCGAAAAGGCTTTGTACAGGATACGGCATCGATTATTGACCGCTGGACTGACGACGGATATGCGGAAGAGCCCACCACTATCACTTCTGGCGACGGTATCGCCATCATCAAGCAGGGAACTCGCTATTTTGTGATGGACGGAGCACGCCGAAACACCCTGAACGATAATTTCGGGCTTGGTTTTGCCGATGTGAAAGACGCTTGTCTTGCTTATGCGAAGAGTTGCGAACTTCAAAAAACCGTGGACCATGATTCTCCTTATTCCGAAGTCGAGTTCTGGCTCGACCAGAACAAAGCGTTTGAGGAATACATGACGCAAGTAAGCCATGAAATCGAACAGCACAAGGAAGGACCGTATGCAAAGTATAAGTCTTTTGCTGCTCCCGCTGTCCGAAAGATGCTGGCTGAAAAGGGACTGACCATCACGTTCCCGGAAAAAGCCCTCATCAAGGTCTGGAAGATGCGCCGTGTCGAAGATGCCATGTATCAGAAAATTGAAGAAGCAAAGAAGCAGAACAGCTCCAATGTACCGCTTGATGAGGCGTTCTTTGACTCTGAACTGGTGGATTCCGTTGAGGGAAGCATCGAAAGCGCCAAGGCAAAATCCAAGCCCAAAAAGGAATCCGCATTACCATTTTCCAAGTACGGCACAGATGAGAAGAAGAGCTATCGTGTCGTGAAAAGCGATGAACTCTCAAAGCCCAACCAGCCCCGTTATGTTGTGGTCGAGACCGCTACTGATAAAGTCCTGGACAATGCTAACGGATATGGCTACCTTTCCTATCAGGCTGCCTGGAAAGGCTATTCGTACAAGAGCAAGCATCATCTGGACGGCACGAAGAAAACGATAAGTAAGAGTGCAAAAGAGCAGGCAAAGAAAAAGGCGGCTTTCTTTTCAACTGACTCGGAGCAGCTCAGCTTTGGCTGATTCAGAAAATCGAACTATAGCTCATGAACTCGTGGTTCAATCGGCAGGGATGCCATATCGCTGCTGATGAGAGGGGGCGTTATGCACAGACTCAGAACGTTGCGCATTGTTTCGATGCAGCCACGCCAACTCGACCAACACGAATATAATCACAAATCAGGGAATTTTTCTGAATATCAATAACAAATATCAAACACACGCCTACTTGGGCAGAAAGGAATCACAAATGGGACGCTATAATTTTAATCAGAGGACTCGGGACGGCTACGAAATCTCGCCCGAACAGGCTAAAAAGTGGCTCGAAAAAAACGACAATAACCGGAACATCAACTACGCCAAAGTCAAGAAGATGGCGAAAGACATGAAGGAAGGACACTGGGATACAACACATCAAGGTATCGCCATTGCCTCCGACGGTACACTGGTCGATGGTCAGCATAGATTGCTCGCTATCGTGGAGTCCGGCGTGACTGTGCGTATGAATGTTACCTTCAATGCCTCCAAATCTCAACATATCGACTCCGGCAACAGCCGCTCAATGGCAAACCGTGTACAGATGTCGGACTACGATATGAGTTGGACGAACAAGACGATTCTCTCCGCAGCAAACCTCATTGGTCGCCTGTTTGCAGGCTCAAATCTCAGCCACGAAGAAGCTCTGAGCGAGTGGCTGATGAGGTATCGCACGCAAATCGAATCTACATCCAAATGCATCAAAAAAGCTACGCTGCCGGGACTCAACTCCGCCGGTACGACAGCGGCTATCATTGTAGCCGCCATGAACGATGTCCCCGCTATCTACATTGAGAAATTCATGGACGTGTTCTATTCTGGATTCACCAACAACGAAGCCGAGCATTATGCTATCACGCTGCGGGACGAACTGCTGCGTGAAAATCGTGTCAAACGCGGCACACAGTATGCAAAGTTTGCCTTCTACCGTACAGCCAACCGGCTGAACCAGTATTATAAGACGGCTACCGGGCAGCGCGTTGCCAAGCGCGTCAATGACGGCGATTTCCCGTACAATGTTTATGATGCCAACGGCGGTATCGTAAAACCAGAAACCAAGAAAACCAAGAAAGCCGGGTAATGCCATCAACTTGAGTCTTAACAGCTGTATGGATGTTGCAAAACTAAGATATAGCCCAAAAAATTCCGATAAATCGCATAAAAAATTGTTGCAAGGAGACAAAAACTATGAATAAGTTTGAAGCAAGGAGCACGCTGGGGAGCGAGGCTGTCCCGGTTTTCGACGATGACGGTGAGCTCACGGAATGGCTGCACCGGGATAACTACACTGTTGAAGAGCTGGAACTGATGAACTTCGTCGGCAAAGAAAAGCCTGTCATCAATAAGGATGGCGTGAAAATCGTTCGGGATGGCACGGTCATTCGGAGAACCAACACTGAAACAAGAAAAACTGAATTTCTATTCATCCCGCGCATTGTCACCAGCGAACAGAAAACGGTGTGAGGTGCAACGTGGTCAAAATTTATGGGTCCAGTGACGACCTTGTCTGCCTGGATAATTCCAACTATGGGGTCGATGAAATTGGTTGCTTCGATGTCAAGGGAGTTCGGCTGTTCCTGGATGATGACACGATTTTGGTAGTGCGCTATTCGAACGGTATCTGGCGCATCGAAATCGAGCGAAAGGGTACTGCACCATATCAGCATGAGGTCTGTGCGGGCAATGATGAGGCCGATTACAGCGATATCTTTTGTACGGAATCCGACGTTATTGCGCACGAAATCATTCGATGAGGATTGGAGCAGCCATGGCAAAAACTCTTCTGACTCAAAAAATAGAATCAGCGCTAAAGGTTTGGCATCCTGCCAACTATGGTGAATACCAGGTTGATTCGTTCCGTCAAGGCTTCGACGCTCTGGAAGTACCTGTCGAGTGCGGTTCGATAAAATCCGGCCTTGTTCGCCTATTCAAAACTGGAATATCAGTAATGTGACTTCACGAACTGATATGTTTACAAATGCTCCGTGCGGTGACATCTTTGCATCTGCAGCATAAAGGAGGACTAAATGAAAAGGCTTTTGAAAATCATCATTTTCGCTATCCTGGCCGGACTTAGTATTTTTTGGTATACAGAAAGTCAGAAGCGCCGAACTCTGATTCCGCTCGAATTTCGAGGCGAGTGAGATGCGAAAAGACATCAAAATTGTGCTGGAAACCATCTGGTATCTAATTCTGCCGGTGTTTATTTTTGTACTTAACATTAGATATTGGCATGGGTATCTTGCGAATCCCGGCTGGTCCTTGACCCATCCGTCATATGTTGTTCTTGGATTTGTCTTGAGCGCTGCATTGTGCTTTGAGATTGTATATATCGACATCAAGTTTGGGGAAAAATAGCGCTTGCCAAAATATACGAACGCCGTACAATGTAAAGTGTGAACAGATACTAAGCAATCAGTAGGATTCACAATCTGTATTTTAAGCGGACTTATCCCATCACGGGGTAGGTCCGCTTTTTTTGTTGAAAGGAGAAAAAGTATGAAACTCAAAAACAATCTATTCCGGAGCACGGCGGCAATCATCGCTACGCTCTTTGCACTCAGCTTCACCGGCTGCGGTCAGAATCCGATAATATCGGAAAGTCCATCCAGTATCGGGGTCGTCTCAGAAAGTACTGTGAGCAGTGACCAGACGGCTGGCGGTTCGGTGGACGGCAGCTTTACCATTCATTTTATAGACGTAGGGCAGGCGGATTCCGCTCTTGTTACCTGCGACGGCCACTCAATGCTCATTGATGGCGGCAATGTCGATGATTCTAACGTTCTTTACTCTGTCATGCAGCGTGAAACCGATGGACACCTGGATTATGTCGTTGGGACTCACGCGCACGAAGACCACATCGGCGGCTTGTCCGGTGCTTTTGAGGCCGTCTCTGCGGACATGACTCTATGCCCTGTGACAGAATACGACAGCAAAGCATTTCGGGACTTTGCAAGCTACGCGGAGCAAAAAGGCGGAGGCATCACGATACCGGATGTGGGTGAAACCTACACTCTAGGGGAAGCAGAATTCACGATAGTTGGTGTTAATTCTGTTCCCGATGATACGAACAATACATCGATTGTTTTGCGTATTGTCTATGGAGACACCTCGTTCCTCTTTACCGGAGATGCGGAACAGGAAGCGGAAAACGTGATGCTTGCATCGGGACAAGACATTCAGTCAACAGTTCTGAAAGTAGGGCATCATGGCTCAAGTACATCTACCTCAGAGGCTTTTCTGGATGCGGTAAATCCAACATATGCTGTGATTTCTTGTGGCGCAGGGAACAGTTACGGCCACCCGCATCAGGAAACACTCGACAAGCTGCAAAACAAAGGTGTCGAGGTTTATCGCACAGACCTGCTGGGTGATATTTACTGCACCTCGGATGGCAAAGAGGTAAGTTTCACTTCCGGTGAATATCATGATGAGAATCGGATTGAAGCCGGTTCTGCTGCAGAGTCCAATGATGAACAAAACAGCAGACCTCTTGTAATAGACGAAACATACGTTCTGAATACAAGCACTATGAAGTTTCACAAACCCGATTGCTCTGTAGTCGAGTCCATGAGTCAAAAGAATAGAATCGACTATATGGGGCCCCGCGATGAGCTCATCCAGGAAGGGTATTCGGCGTGCGGGATTTGCAAACCTTAAAGGGGTATTTACGAAATTTGGTGGCTTGAAATATAACCGTAACGATAAGGTAACGGACTTTCATCTGGCTTATTTACTGAACGAAGGGCGTGCTAAGAATCTCGATTCGAATATCTATAAAAAGCGTGAACCTCATGTAGACAAGCTCGAATACGAATTCAACAAAACCGGCGATATCGACTTTTACAGCGGCGAGCTGTACTTGAACGCCATCGGTGATGTCGTTTCCGGCTGCGATTGGTCCTACAAGTCGCAGAAGAAATATCGTTTTGGTAATGTAATGAACAAAAACTGGCTGGAGAACATTTCCAACAGCGAGTTGTACATTGCAAGCTAAACCATATCACTTATACATTGCCACTGTTTTCCTACAGAAACGGTGGCTTTTTTAGAAAAGGAGACCACAAATGACTGAAACAAAAGACATGTTTGAACAAATCAGCGCCATCTTAACCGATAAGAAAGATAAGCCGTTTTCCTATGAGGAGCTTGCAGCAATGCTCAAAACTGACCCTGATGCCCTCAAAACCTTTGATGAGGTCTATAAGACACAGGTTCTTGAAAGCGGAGAGCTGCATGAAAATATGCTCCAGTGGGATACAGCTACAGTCAAAGCAATTCTCGACAAAAAGGTCTACTTCCCACCGGAACTCAATTCGCTCATTGACCGCATCGTCACAGAACTGGTGCTTGAAACGCGTCTGTACATCTACAACGCGGAACGCGGTGGCTATTATGTGACATACTCTGCCAACCGCGACTTTATGACAGAGGTTACAAACGAGGAGTTGAAACGCTACCCCGAAGAACTCCGTCCGCAGCTCACCGGAAAGTTGATGAAGATTGACATTTCTGAGCCGTCGTACAAGGAACTGCTTCAAAACTACGCAGGCTACAAGAATGCAAAGAACGACAGCACAAAAATGTTTTACTACAACATGTTCCGTCAAGGTCTTGACATCCTCGACCTTGATGACTTCACTTATCAGATGCTTGAGATGAACCCCAACTCTATGGGCTTCTGGTTTCCTCCTCTGGTAGAGGGATTGTACGGCAGCGCATTTTTCAAGGTTCCGGACACAAAAATTCTTCGCGTACCTATCACCATGCTGCAGCTTACCCGCCTTGGTTTCGAGACGTTGAATCCCGTTACAAAGGAAATCGTGAACCGTTATTGCCAGAAAGTCTTCCATCTTGATGGATACGAAGACTATTTTATCAAAACGGGCACGTATTCTTCCAAATACGAATTCCGCAACGCTCATATCCATAACCCGAAGGAAATCAATGAGATGGGCGAGTATTTCTTGTTTTTGAATCATCTGACATGTTCGATGGCATCCCCTCTGAACAATCGCTGCTTCTACGGCGCGAACACCACGAACGAGTGGGTCGTCAGAGAATACATCAAGGACAAAGAAAATAACCCCACCATCTACAACGGTTTGCCGCTGCACACTGAATATCGCGTGTTTGTGGATTTTGATACAAAGGAAATCCTTGGCGCAAGTCCTTATTGGCGCAGCGATGTTATGAAGAACGAATTCAAAAAAGTCAGCAGCCCACAGGAACGCCATGATTATGTTGTCTACAAGATGCATGAAGACATTCTGAACCAGCGTTACCACGAAAGCGTTCAAACTGTTCTGGCTGAGCTGAAGAAGGTTATTCCTCGCATTGAGTTGACAGGGCAGTGGAGCATCGATGTGATGCGCAATGGTGATGACTATTACATCATCGACATGGCTCTTGCTGAACACTCCGCTCTGAACGACTGCGTGCCAAAGAACCTGCTTCGAGCTTATCCGCAACAGTGGCTGCCGGGGGAATCGAATAGCTAACAACAACTGACTAATAACATTTCAGGAGGTAAAATTATGGCCACTATTAACAACGTGAAACATCTGACAGAAGAAGGAGTATATGAATTTCTTCACAACCCGAACGAGAATTATTTTGAGGGGTTCGCGGTAGATAAGGAACCCGCTTTCTATTGTCCACGCAACTGCGAAGATGGAGCGTATATAAAGCTCTTCAAGGCCCCGGTTAACAGTAGGATGACAGAACTGTTTATGCAGAATTTTAGATGGAGCGCACGAGAAGGCTGTTACAACACGCCGCTCCCTGAAGACTGCACAATCAGCTTTAAGCGTGCTGGATTTATTGCCGATTCATCCAAGTTCTGGATTTTGTCGGATTATCTTCTTAAAGTTTGCCCTAAATTGAAACCTGAATTAGCAGATTTTCGTCAGCAGTTTGAGCAGGCGTTCTGCAAGAAAATTCTCGATGATTTCAGTATAAGCCAAAGCCCTATCAATAGCAAAGAAGCAGAAGAACGTGCAGAGCAGTATGCCATCTATGCTATGCTTGAAAAAGAACCGGTTTACCATGAATATGTACTTCAAGATGCAATGAGCATTGTTCGCAGTTTTGGCTTTAGAAGCATGGCAAACTATATTCTTGACGCGAATGATTATCTTGAAAGTGCATTAGCCAATCTCAAAGATAGAGTAATAAGAAGCTTTGTTTTTCAAGGAGTTTGGTACAGCAGACGAGCATATGAATTTCCTAAAAAAGTTGAAGCAGCAAGACTGGCAGATAAAATTGCACATACGTTCATTGCTGACGACAACGAGTCTCAACGTATTGCAAAAAGTGTATGTGCATATTGCTCACGGGAACTTAATGATAGAAAAAACATGACCATCACGATTGGAACCGGCGATGACAACGGCATTTCCGTTAAAGTTTCTTGCGATACCCTGCTTCATTACGAGCCAACCTCCAAAGAGGTTTTTGTCAATGTCAAATCCGCAAGCAAGAACGAACGCGAAAAAATCAATCAATACGTAAAAGACAACGGCACTTTTGTAAGCGAAGACCTTGTTCCAATGAGCCTTTTACAGTCTGTTGTCTCCTACGGTTTGGAATATTGGAATCGAGACTTTCCTGAATAATAATCCTAGATATTTGTATCACTCATACAAGGCCGGAAAACTACTGGATTGATTTTCAAAAGCAATAGCAATCGAGACCACTGCCCCGAAAAGGGTAGTGGTCTTATTTTTTGCACAATACTTACCATAAATTACCAGAAAGAAAAACATTGTGCATCTGTGCGAATTGCATATAATACAAAATATAGAACGAAAGGCATCAAAAAATATCGTTGGTCGGGCAAAATTCGACCGAAAGGCTAGGGCAGGCTCAGTTTTGAACCTGCTCTTTCTTTTTATCGGAGGCTTTATGTCAAACAAAGAGGAACGCATGAACCGCAATAAAAGCATCATCGAAGATTACAAAAATGGAAAGCCGATTTTAGAAATCGCGAGGGAATATAATCTTTCAGAAACGATGTGCTACAAGATTCTAAAAGGTACGCAGGAGCCGCCCCGTTATTTTGAAAAAAAGAGGAAGAGACTTACCACTCGAAATGAGCAGATTGTTAAACAGTATAAAGGCGGTATGACGGCCAGAGAATTGGGCAAGATGTACGGCATTTCCATGCAGCGTATTTATGCAATCTTGCATTCGAGCGGAGAGTACGAAAGCCAAAAATACAATCATATTGAAACGACTCTCAAAAAAGAGAAAAAGATGCGGAACCAAACTTTTCTTGATGCTTACAAGAAAAATCCTCGAAAATCGATTATCGAGTTGAGCAGGGAGGTAAATATCAGCCCTTCACTAGGTTACCTTATCCTTCATCAAAATGGGATTTACCAGTATAACGTAAAAGCCAGAGCTAAGGAGAATAGCGAAAATGCCGATTAACAAGATTACCCACATGTGTCTAACTCATGACAAAGTCAGAGCACGAAATGAAAAGATGCTGGAGGATGCCAAGGACGGTATGTCCCAGGAACAGCTGGCCGAAAAGTATCAAATTTGTGTTTCTACTGTCCGATATAGTCTGAAGGACTTTTACAAAGAACAGGCCCGGCAGAGGAAAGCAAAGAAGAAAGCCTGGCAAACCCAGATGATTCATGAATATGAGATGGGCGCAAAATCTCCGGAGCTCCAGGAAAAATACGGCATCAGTGGAACGCTCTTTTATCGGATTCTTCATGCGCATGGAAAGAATGGCCGACAAATCCACAGCCAAAACCGTATCGAGACTGGCAAGAAAAGAAACGCCGAGATGGTCAGGAAATACAAAAACGGCGTTTCTGTCAAAGAGCTTGCGGAAGAATACGGGCTCAAAAAGGGAAGCGTATATCGCGCCATGAAGCGGTATAGTCCAGGCCCAGGGAAAAGTAAAAGTTGTCAAAGCGAGGAATAATTGCATGGCTGCATCAAAGAAAGATGTTGCGAAGCAGCAGGTCAAAGAAGACCGCGAAAAGGTTCGGGAAATGTATCTTTCTGGCAAAACTGTCAAGGAAATCGCCAAGGAAACGTATTTTTCAAGCTCTTATTGCTATGCCATGGTGAGAGACCTAGCAAAAGAAAAGAATCTTGCAAAGAAAGCAAAAAGAGCACCTCTCGACGAAGCTATGATTCAAGATGCGAAAGCCGGGATGACGGTTGCTGAAATCGCAAAGAAGCATGGCGTGACCTATCAGCAGTGCTACTATACTGTTTCTGAATACGCTCAAGCTACGATTAAGAAGAACAAGAAAAAGCAGTCTGCTGCCACGAAAGTTCGCAATGCGGCTATGTTGGAAGATGCGAAAGCCGGAATGACTGATAAGGAAATCGCCAAAAAATACTTTTTGTCTCGAAGCAGTGTCCGTACCGTCCTTGCAGGGCATTTACATACAAATTCCAAAAAGTTGGATGAAAGGCGCAAGGCGATTCTTGCGGATTATGAGGCAGGAACGTCCTCAAAAGACATCTGTGAAAAATACGGTATTTCAAAATCCACTCTTTACAAGGACATACGCCAAATTGGAAAAACCTGTCAGGAATACTATCACAAGGCGCTGAAAGACAAGACCAATCAAAGGAATTCCGATATTCGAAGCAAAATCGAAAGAGGGGTCTCGGTCAGCACTATTGCCAAGGAATACGGAATCTCTAAAACGGCGATTTATGAAACGTTTCATCAGGAAAATGTCAGAGCTGGAATTTTACAGAAACGCGGCCGTCCGCGAAAAAACACGGAACGTAATGCACTGATTGCTAAACGCCACAGGGAAGGCGAGAAGGTGCAGGCGCTTGCCACTGAATATAATCTCTCTGTTTCGACGGTAAACACTATTTGCAGTAGAAACAAAAATCAGAATATAACCTCATATTAACAGGCTGCCATTTGGCGGCCTATTTCTTTTTTAGGAGGAAATGAAATGACAGACGACGTACGTAATTTAATTCGATTTGTGGTGGATGGCGATATTCGAAACGCGCAGACTCAGTGTCGAATCATGCTTGAAAAGAATGTACCCGAAAAGGACGCCAGGTTCAAAGAAAACGAACTCAGAAAGTTGAATCTTCTGAAACCGGAACTGATTCAGCTGCCCGCCAACCTGGAAAACCTCTTGATTGCGGAGGATGCCACGAATTTCCCTGAGAGCCGGTTCCTGCTCCGCGAGGAGGAAGAAACAGTCATCAACAAGCTCTTGGCCACCAGAAAAGCAGCTTTAGCCATCAAGGAGCTTGGCATCCACTATACTTGCTCTTTGCTTTTGACGGGCCTTCCTGGTGTTGGTAAGACTGAATTGGCCCGCTACATTGCACACAAGGCGAATTTACCGTTTGTTTTCCTGAAATTTTCTGGCCTTGTCAATTCTGCTCTTGGCCGGACACAGCAGAACATCGGCAGAGTGTTCGATTACGCAAAGCGCACGCCTTGTGTTCTTTGTGTTGATGAAATTGATGCCATCGGAATGTGCCGTGGCAGCCGCGATGATGTCGCTGAAATGAGCCGCGTCACCATCGCATTGATGCAGGAACTTGACCGGCTCCCGAATGACGTCATTCTCATTGGCACTACAAACCGCGTCGATAACCTTGACGAAGCCCTCATTCGCCGATTCACTTTCAAACACCGCGTCAAGCCTTTAGGCGACGATGATATGAAAGAACTGTGCAAGAAGTTCCTTGCTTCGGCAGACTATCCCTTCACGGAATCCGAACTCGACGAACTCTGCCATTCGCTGCGTGAACAGCGGACTGCCAGCGCCGCTGTCAATGCCTGTACAGAACGTATCGTTACACATATCGTATCGCAGCTGCCTGAAAATTCGGCAGATGCCGTGTAAAAGTATGATAGCCTGGGAAGAAAGCCCTCGTCAGTTTAAGATGTCCAAGCAACTCGATGAGGGAAAATTCGGAGAAGACTTGGCTCGCAAATTCCTTAACGACCCGATTATCAAAGTGAATCATGGCATTAGCCATTACGATGACGTGACTCAGGATAAATCATATCAAGACAAAGATACCGATTTCATTGTCTGGAAGAAGAATGGTAAGACCTTTGGCCTGGAAGCGAAAGTGGACAGTCACAATACCGGAAATTTCTACCTGGAAACCTCGGTGGACTACTTCTCCATGGTGCCTGACGCTCTGAACGAACAGCGGGTAGCGCGGCGGTATCGGGATGGCATCGACCCTTTATGGCACACCCCGGGCTGGGTATACAGGAGTGGTGCGGACCAGATTCTCTATTATTTCAGAACCACGCAGCTGCTTTACATTTTCTCCCGCGTTGATGTCTGGTTCTATGCTGAAAAGCTGATGCGCGGTGGAATTCATCTCGACCCCGGAATCAGAAAGCCAAAAATGTATTCTGCCGAAAATATCAGTGAACGCAATGGTTCCACTCTCTTCTTTGCCAACGGCTTATGCGTGAATGCTGAGCAGACATACAAGGCTTTAGGGGCGCAAAAAAGAGTCATTAAATACCAGGTTGAGAACCCGAATTCAGACGTCCCAACGTTCAGCTTTTGCCCTTTCAAATTATGAATTTTCCGCTAACAATCGACAAAAAATCACATTTCAGTTCAGCGGAAGAGTATAATTGTAGTAGAAAGAGAGGAAAAAAGCATGAACCAAATCAACGTTGTCACGATTGGGAAACTCATTGAAGCGCATCGTGGAGGTGACGAGCAGAAGTTCAAAACTCACGTCGATTTTATAAAAACAAGCCGGGAAAACCCACGACTTTAGTCGTGGGATGAAAGGCGTTAAGAACGAATCAATTCACGCTGCATATCCGCAAGATGGACAGCATTTTTTTGCTGTCAAAGCGTGCGAATTGCGTACCATAGATAGTAGATTCTAAAGAAAAGGAGGCTACTACTCATGCGTCTGGTTGTTAAAACTTACAAGTATAAGCTGTACAACAGTAAAAAGAACAGATACCTGGTGCGCCAGATTGAACTTGCCTCCGAGATTTGGAATTTTTGCATTGCTATGCGGCGTATGTACTATTTGGTCTATGGCAAAACGCTTAAAGCCAATGATTTGAAAAAGTACATTGCTAAAATCTGCAAGCGCCGCAAGTGGGCACATTGGCATAATCTCGGCAGCCAGGCGATTCAGGATGTGGTGGAACGGGTTGACCGTGCCTATAAAGCCTATTTCGATAATAAGAAAAAGGAGCATCCAAAAAAGAAGTCCCTACCAAAATTCAAGAAGCGTGAACTGTACAAAAGTTTTACACTCAAGCAAGCAGGCTACAAGTTTGAAGGAAAAGGCCGCATTACCATCAATGGCAAAAGGTATCGGTATTTTGATTCTCGGCCATTGAAAGGTAAAGTGAAAACCTTAACCGTCAAGCGCGACAATTTGGGCGACATCTATATTTTTGCCGTCACGCAGGAAGAATACAATGAAGTCCTTCCACGAGCAGGTAAAGCTGTCGGGATGGATTTCGGCTTAAAGCATTTCCTCAACCTGGATGACGGCAGTGTGATAGATTCTCCTCAATGGTATAAAGCCTCCCTGAAAGAGCTGAAGACCATACAACGTCACATTTCACGCTGCAAAGCAGGCAGTAATAATCGCAAGAAAGCTATCAAGGAGTTAAACCGCATCTATCGAAAGATGTGTAATCAACGCACCGACTGGTTCTTCAAGACTGCCTATCAGCTGATTGGAGATTATGCCATCATCTGCATTGAAGACTTAAATCTTGCGGGGATGCAAAAACTCTGGGGACGCAAAATCAACGATATTGCGTTCGGTGAGTTTGTTCAAATTCTCGAGTGGGCGGCATCCAACTGCGGCACAGAGATTGTGAAAATCGACCGCTTTGCGCCATCCAGCAAGTGCTGCAGCCGCTGTGGGTATATCTATACGAAGCTCACGCTCAAGCAGCGTGAATGGGATTGCCCTTCCTGCGGCACACACCATGAGAGAGACGTCAATGCAGCTATCAATATATGCCGCATGGGATTAGTCCAAATGGGCTACCCTGCGTAAAAATACTCTCACGGATGGGGCACCATGCCGTTACCGAGAGGCGTAAGACTGGGTCAGCCAGCGGCCTCGTTGAAGTAGAATCCCACGATTTTAATCGTGGGAGTGTGTCAATGTCAAAGCCTACGACCAGAAGCGTCCGGTAGAATATGCGGATTATAAGCCGGGGATGCTGTATGTCAGCGTATATGAGGTGTTCCCACACATCTAAGAAAATCAAAATAAGAAGTTCTACCCAGTTCAGTGTGGGCTTTTTTATCGAGAGTGCCGCAAAGACTACTGGCTCACGGAGGTAACCGACAATGGTAACGTTTCTTGATGATGATGATATCGAACTAAAGCCTTGCCCGTTCTGTGGTTCTACAGCCGGGTTATATGCAAGCTATGAAGGCATGTATGCAGTGCGGTGCAACTACTGCCGCATCGGAACTGTCCTCATAAAAAACGAACAGGACGCGATTGAGTTGTGGAATCACAGAACGGAGGTAACGAACGATAACTAACGCAGACAAAGCAATTGCATTGCGCCCATCATACTGGGCAAGCGTATCTGGCGGAAAAGATAGCCTGTATATGCTCAATTACATACTGCACAATCTGGACAGATACCCGCTTGACGGCGTGGTTCACTTTGAACTCGAAATCGACTACCCGTTTATACATAACGTTATCGACTATATGGAAACGGAGTGCAAGCGAGCTGGCATCCAATTTGTGCGAATCAAGCCGAGGAAAACGTGGGAAGAATTGTATGATAAATGCGGTTTCCCAACAAGAAAAGTAAGATGGTGTAACGGTCACTATAAACTTGATGCAAAGCGGCAACTATCCGAATGGCTGAACGAAGTCGGTTTTTATGTAGTAAATTACATAGGCTATTGTGCCGACGAAGAACGCCGTTTCAACAAGCGGTTGAGTGCCAAAAAGTTAGAGATATACCCTCTCGCAGAAAACGGCATTAACGAAGATGTGATTTTGGAATGGGCAAAGACACAGCCTATTTTCAACAACTACTACAAAACCAACAAGCGCTGCGGTTGTATGTATTGCCCGATGTCCTCGTTTCTTAACTTTGCCTATCTCTATAAATACTACCCCGAAAATTTCCGGTATATGCTTGAAAAAATGCGGGAAACGGAAGAATTGAGAGAGAAAGAGCTTGGTAGACCGTTCTCTGTGATTTCATCGAATCCCAAATATAATGCGGATTACTTGGAACACATCGTCAAAACGAAATGGCTCAAAAAGCTCAACGAAATGGAGGTAACCAACAATGACTATGTCGATGCGTATTGCGTCGGTGTGGATGTGGATGGTCACACCACTGTCCACTAGGTTGCATTAAAGAGTATTGGCAAAAAGGTGCTTTATCGAGTTTAGCTGTGGGGAGAATGTCAATTGGGTGAAAGCATGAGCGGTGAACCAAAAGTAATCACTTCCTTTGAGGAAGCACTGCAATCGTTCGCACTCGCGAAAAGAGAGTGACTTCTTACGATGCAATTCTTACGAACATTCGGAAAGCCCAGCAAGAGAAGCAAATGCAAAGCATTGAGAAGGAGCAGTCGCTCCGACATCGAGAAGTATTCTCCGGAGGTCATAATGCGGTAAGAAGCAAAAGGCAAACGGATGCACTTCTCAACGAGGATGTCTCGAAGCTCTCTAATGCCGATATTGAGAAGGTCCTCACTTTTATCCGCACAAACGCCGAGACTTTCCGCCAAAAGCTTTGTAAGCTGTACATAACCCAGCAGAAAAAGCAAATCGACGTCAAAAAAACGATTGAGAAATCCGTCCAGTGTGATGGCGAGATTGCACGACTGTACTACAAAAAGCCGATAAAGTCCAAAGCAAATGTCGTGATGCGGGCGGATATTTCCGGGTCTTGCCGCGCTATGACTTCTCTCGCTCTGACATATATGGGTTTGATGCGGGAAGTTTTTCCCGGCGGCTGCCACCTGTTCGTTTTTGTGAATCACTTAGTTCCTGTTGACCGTTATTTCTCAAACGAGAATGTAACGGCTGCTGTGGAAAGTATCAACAAGAATGTCCCCAGCCGAGGTATCTACTCAAACTACGGTATGCCTCTCAAAGAACTGCGCTACGATAATACCGGAATCATCAATAAGGATACTACTATCGTTATGCTGGGTGACTGTCGAAACAACAGGAACTATTCCGGTGTGGAAGAAGTAGAATGGCTTTCTAAGCGAGCATCCAACTTCTTCGTTCTGAACCCTGAACCGCGGGACGAATGGGGACAGGGTGATTCCATTGCCGACCTGTACGTGAAAAGTGGCGCTGTGGTTTCCATGGTAGGTTCGGCTAAAGATTTGCTGACTTTCCTGCAATCTGCCGGAACCACAAGGCATTTTTGATGCGCTTGCCCCAACCACTAGATATAGTGGTATCTTAATGTTTGTTTACAATTTAGACACTATATATTGTGTCTTTTCATTGACCGGATACCACATATATGGTATAATACAATTGTTCTCAGGAAGAGGAACGGCTCCTGAGACATCAAGGTTTTCCTTTCCCCAATCTTGGTCGCATGGCTTCATTTGAGCTGACACAGGTGAAGCGTGAAAATCATCCGTTTCATAGTAATATCCTTCCTTTCTTTGGCGCGGGTAACTCCGCGCCAGCCGTCCAAGCAAACAGCCTCCACGCGGCGGACGGTGGGCAACAGATGTTTCCGTGTTCCGGGCATCTGGCTAATGTTTGTATTTGTTGGTTTAGCTCAGCTGGTAGAGCAACTGACCTGTAATCAGTCGGTCATCGGTTCAAGTCCGATTTCCAGCTCCAGACGCTATCCGTTGGATGTATCGAAATCACATGATACGATGCTATACACAACATCTGGCGGACAGCATGCCACCCATTAAGGCGGCCTCCTCGTGGCGGGTGGCGGACAGCGGCTCTTGCGGCTGCTGACGAATGTCTTAGAAGCATGCAAACGTACGAGCATCCCCGTCAAGTCGGGGCGCATCCAGACGCGACACAGCCGTAAAGGCGAGATTGCTGCACGGCAACTGGTAAGTTTCGCCGCAGTCTCACACACAGCCCAACGACAACCGTTAACCCGATTTGACAGGGAATCAACGACAGGGCTCAAAATTTGAAGTTGACCAACACCCAAGCGCTTTCTTGGATTCTCGCGTATCGTCAACGATGAGGTTCGCAAGATTGTCAGGTGGTGTGAAGATGACATCCGGGGATGACGACCTACTAAACGGATGTCATGGCGGGGCTAAGTGAGGGTTCACCCGCAATCTTATGCAGGTATCGTATAACGGCTAATACTCCGCCCCTCCAAGGCGGAGACGCGGGCTCGACCCCCGCTACTTGCTCCACACGTCGCCGTCACCGTACGCCACGACATTAAATTTGGCGAGCATGGTCCACATGTGGTCCGCTGTCCGAATGCCAATGGACAGCCTATAAAAGAATAGGCAAACAGGTGCTGTGCCTGAGAGTATCCGAGAGTCCCGGTGTCAGTCGCGAATGAGGCCGGAAAACGGCGGGGAGGGTACTATACAGAATCCGTCGGCGTGGCTGCTGAATGGTACTGGAAGAAAGGGTTGGCTGCCCTGATTGCGGGATGATAACCAGTATAAAACATCCTAACATGCCTGATTAGCTCAGTTGGTAGAGCAGCGCATTCGTAACGCGCAGGTCGGCAGTTCGAACCTGCCATCAAGCTCCACGGTCCGATTGGGTGACGCGCTCTTTGAGAATCCGCCCAAGAAGCTGTCAGCGGGGGCATGCACTTGCTGACGGTTGGCTAAGTCCTTACGGAAGTCGTCGTAGCCGGAACCGAACACGAATGGGCAACGTAAAGCCCCGCACGGCAGAGCGTTATCTGCTATAGCGCATGACAACTCTAAGTAGGAAGGAGATGATTCCGATGGAGCAGGCGATTATCAATGTCGAAGGCACATCAACGATTGAAACCGCAGCGGCGGCTAAGAAGCTGATTGAGGCCTTCGGAAGTCAGAACATCCGTGCTCTCTCGGTTAAGCGCGTGGACGAGAACAGTAACGAAGTCGTTGTTGAACTCGATTTTGTACCGGGTCTGGCACCGCATCTGCACGGCTTCGCTTTGCAGGTCAATGGCTTAACTGCGGGTTACGACGGCACCGGTCCCTCGAACCTGTACGAAGTTCTGCAGGCAGCTGGCGTCGATGAGCGCCTTTTGACACGTGAGGATATCACGCAAAAGAGCGCCAAGACCATTCCGCTGCATCTGGAGCGCGCCGTGACTCAGTACGGCGACTTCCAATTTGCGTAACGCTATTTGGCGGGCTTAACCCGCCATCATGGAGGGATAGCTTAGCTGGATAAAGCACCTGCCGCAAAGCAGGGTATCGATGGTTCGAGGCCATCTCCCTTCTCCATCCAGACACCCTTTCGCTTCCTTCCGCCAAAGGTATCTGGGGTATTGTACTGCATTGCGTGTAGTACGGCCAATCAGGCGCGGAACTCCGAAACCATACCACGAAGAATTTTATCCTCTCCGCGCAGCATGGACATGCGATTTTACGGGGATAAATTCAAACCGAAATTGTGTCGAGTGGCGAAGACGGTTGCGGCACTGGCGAAGCACATATCTGCTTCGTCAACCATCCATGAGAAAGCCTCCACGCGGCGGATGGTGGGCAACGCAGCAAAGCTGCGGCTGATTTCTCCTTAAATCGGTATCTGAATAAATGCAGATAGATAATCACAAAAAAATTAAAAGAACAAAGGAGTACACAGCATGAGCAATCAGAAAATCATGAAAGCAATCGCAGGGATTGCAGCAGCCGGTATGATGGCAACTTGTCTGCCTGTCGCAGCGTTCGCAGCCACCGGTGACACCTACCATTTCTCTTTCAGCAATGGTTCTTCCCAGGACCTGGCTCCGGGCGGTTCTATGACGTTCCCGGCAAGTCAGTATGACTACGGCTACTGGATTACCCTGCAAGGCCATGGCGGGTATACCTACAACTACTATCCCGGCGACACTCTGCCGTACGATGCAGTTGACCAGTGGTTCACCGCTGACGGCATCACTTCCTGCTATGCGGCTGAGGGCAATCCGCGTTCCATCACCATCAACTACCAGATTGACGGCAACACGGTGCTGACCGAGACTGACACCGCCACTTTCCCGGGCAGTGTTGATGGTCAGAGTGTTGAAGCCTGGACCACGGATTCCGGTGATACTTACACCGCATCCAGCAAGAGCCTGAACCATGACCGCCTGTTCTACTACCTGGGCGACGACATCCACGACAACGTCCTGACCCTGAAAGCCACTTCTGCATCCACTCCCGACGACGGCAAGGATGACAACAAGGGCGATGACAAGGGCGATGTCACCAACCCCGACGATAAGGGCGACAATACCGGCGACAGCGGCACCACCACTCCTGATGACAAGGGCGACGTTGTGGCTCCTGATAAGGGCAACACCGGCAAAGACAACACTTCTACCGGCTCCAATAAGGGTAACGGTACTACCACCACTACTCCGACCGCTCCTCGCAAAAACGTTGAGGTTTCTGAACATGGTGAAATTGCCGCCGCTATTGCCAATGGCACCTGGGGCAATGAGTACACCGTCTGTACCAGCTGTGGCTATCACAACTGGACCCGCAAGGGCAACGTTTACGTCTGTGACCATTGTGGTCATGAAGTCCTGACTGTTAAGGGCGCTGATGGCGTCAAGGGCTATGCTGGCACTCTGGCTGGCAACGAGCCCCAGTACGCTTCTACCTCTGAAGCTCAGGCTGCTGCTGAAAAGCGTGAAGCCGCTTATGCCGCTTCCATCGCTGCTCTGCAGGCACAGGTTGCCGCTCGTGAAGCTGCTTATGCCGCTTCCCTGGGCATCCACTAATTTGCCATCCTCTAACTAACGGTAATCGATAGTTTTTTCTCCTTGCTGTGGGGCGGGATTTCGGTCCCGCCCCATCCTTTTATGGTCAGATGTCCGAGTGGTTTAAGGAACTGGTCTTGAAAGCCAGCGACGCCGCAAACGTCCGTGGGTTCGAATCCCACTCTGACCGCCAAATTTTTGCCGGGGTTTCCCGGCTTTTTGTTTTTGTGAGCAACACAAGGCAACAGATTGCTATATCGAATAGGGTTATGTATACAACTGGAGCGTCAAAAGGAAAAGCACGAGGACTCCCGTTCTGGAAACAACGAATGGTTCTGCTGAAATCAAGGTGCCAATCGACCTGGCTTTGGCTGACTATGAGTCCAGGATGGCTGAGGCTTTAAGCGAGTTGTGTTCGTGTGAGGACATACCGTTCTCGAATGCAATAGCGCGGATTGCTGCTTGGAGACCGGTCAAACAATGAGTGCGGGCCTGCCATTATTTTTACGAAAAGCCTTGACTTTGACTTTTACATATTGTATAATTAAGACGCTGAATTTGATGAAAGGAAAATTGCACGATGTTTGCTGCTATGATGAACAAACAGAATAAATTGCAAAAGCTGTGGAGCAATTGGAATCTCTTCGGCTGTTTTTGTGTTGTCTGTTTGTGCAAATCATAGTACAGTGATGGTTGAATAAAATCAGCCAAGTATCGGTTGTTTTCCGCACTCTGCACGATATGAGCACCTGTCAGACACACAACGCCTGATGGGTGCTTTTTTGATGCAGAAAATCAGAATCAGGTCACTCTAATGCCGCTGGAGTGAATTCCAGCCAGGCTTATTAAAGTGTATGCTATTATACAGAATGTATATTCGAGGATTCGCCAAACGGTAAGGCATCAGGCTTTGACAAACGAAACGGAACAATCGCTAAAAGAGTCTCTGCAGCAGACCGCCGAAACCATAAAAATCAATATTGTAGAAATGGAATGCATGCCTGACCATATTCACCTGTTGGTGGAGTGTTCACCGCAGCATTTTATCCCGGATATGATAAAAGTGCTTAAAGGCAACAGTGCAAGAGCTATTTTTATCGCCAATCCGGACTTGAAGAAGCAACTTTGGGGCGGGCATCTTTGGAACCCAAGCTACTTTATTGCAACCGTCAGTGATAACACGCGCAAACAAGTACAAGAATACATTGCATCTCAAAAAATAAGAAACTGATGAAAGGGGGGCTTCGCAGTGAAAATCACTTCCAGCTATGCTGTGGAAATCAAAAAGCAGAAAATGTTCGACAATACTATAAAGATTTATCGCGAAGCCGTTTCTTTCTTGATTGGTTGATTTAACAAAGAATGGGATTCTATTCAAAAAGTAGAGGGTGCCAAACCTCGAAAGAGTTTTGCCGAGAAGTTAATTCATACTACAAAATACAGCACTGCTAAATATGATTTCGATGCCAAGTTTTATAAGTTCCCTAGTTACCTGCGCAGAGCGGCTATTCAAGCAGCACTCGGCTCTGTAAGCAGCTACTACAGTAGCCATAAGAACTGGGAAGCAAACGGCAAGGTTGACAGGGAGCCAAAACTTCAATGCGATAGATTTTGCTTCCCGGCTTTTTATAAGACCGTTATGTATGAGGAAAGCAACAAACCAAACCAGTGCTATCTGAAGCTGTATAAAAACAATGACTGGGTTTGGATTCCTATTGCAATGCGTGCCACCGATGTCAAATACATCACGAAATACTGGTCACATTGCGAAAAGAGCGCTCCCTCCCTCGAAAAGAAGTACGGAAAATATTTTCTCCGCTTCGCTTTCGTGGAGAAGGTAGAACTCTCTGAAACTGAAATTCAAGACAGGCGTATCTGCGCTGTAGACCTTGGTCTCAATACTGACGCCGAGTGCAGCATCATGACTGCCGATGGAACTGTCCTTGCAAGAAAATTTATCAATTTTCCGAGTGAAAAAGACCATCTGTATCATGTGCTTAACCGTATCAAGCGTAAGCAAAGGGAGCACGGTTCCAACAGCGCCGCAGCTATGTGGCGTTACGCCAAAGCCTTGAATAACGATATAGCGAAAAAGGTTGCTGCTGCGATTACTGAATTTGCTGTGCTTTATTCTGTAGATGTGATTGTTTTTGAACATTTGTCATTTACAGGCAAAAAGCACGGTGGCAGTAAGGCACAGAAGCTGTCGATGTGGAAGCGTAATTCTATACAGGATTATGTGGAACACAAGGCGCACCGCTGCGGTATCCGGATTTCGCGTATCTGTGCTTGGGGGACAAGCAAACTCGCCTTTGATGGCAGTGGTGCTCTCAAGCGTGATGAAACCAATCGTGCCCTTGCAACGTTTGCAAGCGGCAAACAATACAACTGCGACCTAAGTGCGAGCTACAATATTGGCGCTCGCTACTTTGTCAGAGAGTTGCTAAAACCCTTGCCAGCGATGGTAAGGTCTCAGCTTTCGGCTAATGTTCCGGATGTTGAGCATAGAATCCAAGTTACACTTGCCACGCTTAAAGTTCTGTATCCTGAGCTTAAAAAACTCAGTACACAGGCAGCGTAAGATGTAGGCTAACTGTGACAATTAGCTTTCTTGCGGTGAGTTTGTTCTTCGGGACTTGCTTGCTGAGGGATTGCTGTACCATTTCGTTAGCAAGTTCCTCTCCTTAAAAGAAGGGAAGCCCGCGACTTTAGTCGTGGGAGGATTCACCCTGACAACGGTTGTTCGACTCGACCATTCTCGGCCAACGCTCACTTTCATGCGCATCGGAAGTGAGATTCCTCAAAGCTGTGTTCCCATAAGCAAGGCACGGAAGATGCGCGACAAGTGCTCGTAACTCAATCGGTAGAGTACCCGACTTTTAATCGGGATGTTCGGGATTCGATTTCCCGCGAGCGCACCATGCCCGGCAGAGCATTATCTGCCACTTTTGTGGGTGTATAGCTCAGTAGGCAGAGCGGCGGACCGTTAATCCGTTTGTCGCAGGTTCAAATCCTGCTACGCCCGCCATAAGCTCCTCTGGTGAAATTGGCAGACACAGTGCGCTCAAACCGCACCGTTTTGAGGGTTCGAATCCCTCGGGGAGTACCATGTCCGGCAGTACAACAACTGCCATTTATTGAATTCTCGATAAAAACACGAGAGGAGTATTTCCAGAACAATGAAAAAGAACAATATCAAAAAAATATCTCGAGGTATTTATGAATATTGTGGCTATCGTCTATCAAATTGCGGATATCATGAACCTGACCATTGTGTATGGTGGGAGGCTGTTAATTTGGAAACTGGCTGTGCAGACTTTCATGAACATACAAAAAGAGAATTGATTGCAACAATCAATAAAGAATTAGATGTGGGTTGTTAGCTCAGCTGGTAGAGCAACGGACCGTTAATCCGTGGGCCGCAGGTTCGAATCCTGCACAACCTGCCATATGCTCCAGTGGCGAAACTGGCAAACGCGGCGGCTTTAAGTCCCGTTTTACTCAGGGTTCGACTCCCAGCTGGAGTATCTATATAGGGGTGTAGCTCAAGTGGTAGAGCAGCGGTCTCCAAAACCGCGTGTTGCATGTTCGAGTCGTGTTACCCCTGCCACAATAAGAAAAGCCGTCCTCACATAAGAGGCGGCTTTTTGTTTTGGAGAGTATACAGACCAAAAAACTAAACCACAAGTTGATTGCAAATGTGCAAAAACATGCTATAATAATATCAGAACGAAACGAAAGGAGATACCCCAAAATGCTGTGCAACACTGTTAATGTAATGTCGTATGAGTATAGTTATGAATCTGAGTTCAGCTCTTATGAACGCAGTTTTATTTCTCATACTCCTCGACAGGCAAAAACAGACCATGTACAGATGCGGTGCGTCTTCTAAGCGATAACTGCATTTTCACACGCTGCTTGTCGAGATTTCGGCAGGCAGCTTTTTTGTTGCCTGCAATACAGAAAGGCAGCAAAAAAATGAACGTTCCAACCATTGATATCCAGCAGACAGGTGCCAATATCAAGGCCCTGCGAAAAGCAGCAGGCATCAAGGTGAAGGATGTGGCAGATACACTCGGCGTATCCACGCAGGCAGTTGCCAAATGGCAAGCTGGAACAGCGCTCCCCACCATCGACAACCTTGTGATATTGGCAGCGATGCTGGATACCAAGATAGATGACATCCTTGTCATCGCATAAACCCTCGCCGCAGGATTGCGGCTATATATGGCCCGTTGGACGAATTGGTAGAGTTGCCGCCCTTTCACGGCGGAGGTTATTGTGGGTTCGAAACCCACACGGGTCACCATGCTTCTGTAGCTCAGTTGGTAGAGCAGCGGTCTGAAGAACCGCGTGTCGCTGGTTCGATTCCGGCCGGGAGCACCATATGTGTCGGTATGCAAGAGGTTAAAGCAAACGGTCTGTAAAACCGCTCCGTTACGGTTCACTGGTTCGAATCCAGTCCGACACACCATAAGGCCCCTTCGACAAGTTGGTCCAAGTCGCCAGCCTCTCAAGCTGGAGTCGGCAGTTCGAGTCTGCCAGGGGTCACTACGTCGCACCTACGTTAAAAGGTGCATTATGCAGAGGTCGCCTAACGGTAGGGCAGCAGCTTGCTAAGCTGCCGTCGCGGAAATCGCGGCATGTGAGTTCGAATCTCACCCTCTGCGCCATCTGCTTGCTTGTTCGAGTGGTTGATGAAATCGGTCCAGAAAACCGACGATGGGAGACTGTCCGAAGGTTCGAATCCTTCAGCAAGCGCCACTGCCCTCATTCTGTGCGGTATCCGTGCAGGTGAGGGCTTTTTCTTTTGCTTTTCGCTTCGAATTTCGGACTCGAATGGCGTTAATGGTCGGATATTCTTGATTATACATGCCTTTGCTGTATGGCAAATAGCTCCAAACAGTATTGGTTTTTACACCCAATTCTTCTGCAATTTCAGGAACTGACATACCGTTCGCACGCAGCTTCCCGATTTTTTCTGATGTTTCATCTGACCAGGCCCCGGCCGTAATCAGTATTTTGCGCACTTTCTGCAATGAGATGCCTGCACGTTTGGCAATGGTTCTTCTAGGTATACCTTGCTCGTGGAGCCGGAGAACCGTCTGTATTGTCGCGTCCATCTTGTCAGTACCTCGCCGTTATCGATTTTTGTATTGCCCTAATTGTTGTACTTTAATCATACAGCAAAGCAACAAAATTGTCCAGGAAGCAAAAGTCCCTTCATTTGCCACTAATTCATCTATGAAATTTGAAGGCAGAGTACCCCGTCTATAGCCGTTGGGCTTAGGCGGGGGAGAATGTCAATTGCAAAAGAATGTGTATAAACTGTTACCATTTAACGCTTTCCGTTGTGAGAAATTGCGAATCGCGGTATAATGAAAGGGTAAAAAGTGAAAGGATTTTTGCCGTATGTACATTGATTTCACGAGCAAGCAGTACTTCTTCATTCTGCACGCTCTTGCTGTTATGATAACGTTTTATAGCAACGATTTTTCCTCTATCTGCAAAGAGGTTGGAGAGGCTTATGGAGCAAGCGAAGCAGACATTGCAAGTGCTTGCGCTGCTCTGACAGCTGTAAACGTAACGGCACCTGTCAAAAGTTTATCTAACAAGTGCAGCGACATTCTGGAAGATATACTGCATCATGCACGGGAACTGCCGGGAAAGGACGCTCCATATAAATACAGTGTTAGCTTAGATGTCTCTTCCTGGAAAGCCGTTGCCGATGCGTTGGATACATACTCTCGTGTTTTGATGGGTCAATTTGGCGTCATCTATGAAGCACTTGATATTTCTGGTAACGATGAGCAGCACCTTCAGGCGTACCATGATGCCCGCTGGAATGGAGTAGGTATCATTGAAACCCGAGACCTTCTGATTCCACAGCTCAAAAAGATAAGGCTTGGTTGGAATGGGAACTTTGGTATTTCAAATTCAGAACTTGCCTACAACAGCAAACTGGCATACGAGATTCTTAAAACCATTCGATATGCGACAGAGAAACGAGATAGCTCCGTTCTGAAAGTGACAAACGAGCCGCTGCCGCGTGCTGAAGGTTCTTTCCCAATTAGAGCACTGTAATTAGATTGGAGGCTTCCAGGGTGGGCGACCACATCATTTCTTTCTTAGACATCTGCGCCATGCGCGGTCAGTTGGTTTTGGCAAAAGCACCGTCCATTCCGGCTATCGATAATAAAACCGTGTATTGTACCGGAGCTCACAAGCGAGGAGCGGACCGCTGCATTGTCCTTGACGGCGAGGAGTACAGCCAGATTCTTTTTGTTAACGGAACAATAAAACTGTATTGGCAGTGAGGTATCATTGTGGACAATATCATTGTGAACAGCGCTCTTTGGTATGCCGAGCAGAGCAGTCAGTTTCTTTTGAATTCTGGGGCCAACAAGCTGCTGGATAAGGGCTATGACTATTATGTGAAAGAATTTATTCCACTTGGGCACCGCCTTATCCAAAACGGTCAGATTGCCGCCGATGCGATGGATGGGGAACTTGCCGCGCAGTTCTCAATGGCGTATGTTGCAAACTATTGGCGGTCAGCGAAAACCGTATACAATTTTGCGCCGGAATTTCTCAGAACATTGGCAGAGACTGAGGACGCACCGATTTATTCCGATATCATGATGCGGCTGCCATATAGGGATTTTGTCATGAATCTGCCCGCTGGCTCTCATCACGATGCGATGTTCGTACACATCGAGTTTGATGCTTCCCACGGCCAGAACGATGTGGATACACTCTTCCTAATTGTTCCTTTTAAGGCAAATCTCAACTTTGACAATATCGAACTTTGCCAGTGCATGCAGTGGTGTCTCAACGGCAAGAAGCTGATTGAGTCCTATCGGCGCAACAATGATGCTCGCGAGCAGGCATTTCAGAACGGAACTGATTCCGCCACTGTCAATGACGCCACGATTTCAAATGTACCCGGTGCCGTTCTCAGTGAAGAAGAGCTGGAAAAGCAGCGGGAATTCAACGCCGGCGTTGAGCCGTATCTTCGTGTTGCGGTTTCTGCAGCTTATTACCTTGCATCCAAGAATGCTGAAATCAAAGAGGTAAAAATCCCGAAAGAGAAGCGGCCCATCCTTGTTTCCAAACCCGGTGCAACACCTAAGAAAGTTAATATCAGGACCTACAATGTAGGCTTTGTCATCGGAAAGAGCTTTGAAAAGCAGCTGGCTTCTGGCACGGAATATCAGAAGTCCACAGCAACCGGCACGGGCCGTACGGTCAGACCTCACGTCCGCCGCGCTCATTGGCATCATTATTGGGTCGGAGAAGGCCGAACTCGCCTGGAAGTTCGCTGGATTGAGCCGACTTTTGTGCTGCCGGAAGGAAAACGTGAGGTTCCGGTTGCTACCGTTAGACGGGTTTTAGGCGCTTAAAGGAGTTTCACATGAAAGCAAACTACAAAATTGTCGCAAACAAGCAAAAGATGCTCGAAAAAGAAATCGAAAACTTCGAACCTACCAGCACAATGTCAGTACTGCTAATGCGCTATAGCATCATACAGGGACTGCTTCAGGTTAAACTGAACGAAAAAGATGAGAATGGTATCCCGAATATCAGCCCTGTGGATATGGCATACGAGATGACCACTTTCTTTGGCGACGCCGTCAATGCTGCGGCTGATGATTTCACAAATGATGATGAGGACGACAGCACAATAAAATTTGATGGCACCGTTGATGAATTCCGGCAAGAACTTGCCAATCGCGTCTTAATAACACTCAGTTTGGCGTTTGAACATGAATTCATAAATTTTACAGAGCAAACCGGGATTTCTCGCGCACAGTATGAAATTCTTGCGGCTGAATATATTGCTCATGCGGAAGACGATGGCAGTAAAGCATCCGAAATGTTCAAAGGCGACAGCTCTGAAAAGCACAAGTCTAAGGGTTGGAACAGTACTTCCACCAAAAACAAACGAAGCTGAAAAAGCCACTTGCACAAATGTGCGAACCGCCTAAAATAATAATTGCATAACAGATACCATCACTTACCTCCTAATTGAACATTAAATTAACAATCTGTCATGCACAAGTAAGCAGACTCTCTTTTGAGGGCCTGCTTCTTTTTTTGTATGTACTGATTAGAAACAAAAATATTTCAGAAAGGATGAATACTATGACCACAAATACCAAGAACAGCTTTACCAGGTTCGCAGCTGCCGCAAAAGATTGCTTCTATGTGAATTCTTTTCGCGCAGACTTAGTTCAGTGCGACAGGGCCTTGAAAATGGACGGCGAGATGCACGTCGAAGCGGAATGCTGGATGAACATTTTGGATGCCCTGGACGATAACGACATCAAGATGTATGTCGATAACGAATACCGTCCCGGACTTTTGAACCCGTTCCATAAATGGTGACGCTCCAAAAACAAGTCAATAACCCACGACTAAAGTCGTGGGCTTGCGTCAGTAAGAAATCCCACCAAAAATAAAAAATACCCGAAGTGTGAAAGGAGCATAACAATGCTTAATTCAAATATCAATAAAACCCTTGAAATCAACTCGAATAAAGCCGTTCTTCTCAGCATCAAGAAGCAATGGCTTGAAAAAATTCTGAGCGGAGAAAAGACTGTTGAGGTCCGAAAAACTATGCCGTGGGAAATTAGCTATCCTTTTGTAGTATTTTGCTACGAAACCAAAGCTAACGGTGGTGCTGGAAAAGTGACTGCCGCATTTGTTTGCCGTGCCATCAATACACTCGATTGCCTGCGTGAGCTTCCGGCATATGCTATTGGCACGGAAGTGACCGAAAAGACCGCTCAATTCGTGAAGGACAGCTGCCTTACCGCAAATGAGCTGATTGCATACGGCAATAAGTCCGGCACTCTTTATTGCTGGAACGTTTCTGATGTCCAATCTATGGATATGTCGCTGCGAGAGCTCGGCGTTAAGCGAGCACCACAGTCCTGGATGTATCTGCGGATTCCTGATAACAAGACGTTCTGAACGATGTCTGTTTGGGCTGGCTACGTGTACAAGCCAAACAAAATATCAACTACACGATAAAAACACACTCGAATGAATGATTCATCGTGCGAACAACGCAGACTCTCGATTCTTGAGGGCCTGCTATTTTTTTTATTTCAGGAGGAAACATCAATGATTCTTTATCATATCATGGCAGACACCGGATGCCTGCCGGACGATGTTGTTCCGCAGATACCAACGAATCGGATGAAAGGGGAGGACCAGGAAATCCCAAGAATTTGTCTTGGGCATACCCTTGACGACTGCCTGACCAGCATCGGCATTGCGCATTTTGTCTCAAAATTCCTGCTCGCTGAGCTGCGTCAGAACAAAAAATACTCCAAGGACATGCCGTTACCGTTCATTGTCCGAATGTACAACATCAAGGACGAAGACCCGAATCTCTTAACTGAGGAAGAAACACAGAAATATGTGGCGGATTCTGTCGTGACCAGTGAATGCTGGCTCACAAGATATGAGAAGCCTGTCAAAGTCCAAAAGCTCTGGCTTGTGGGTGGTGAAGTTGTTCTTTGGCCCTATATCGTTGACGGCGTCGTGTACGATTACCCAATCGTCCGTAACTCAATTTGGGCAGACAGCAAAACCTTGCCGGACCCGGAATTTCAGAATCAAATCATGGATATCACTCAGAAATGGCTTAACGAAGCCTGAAAAAGAAGCACATCAAAAGCTCTTGCACATCCTTGCGAATTCCATAGTATTAAAGTTGTACGACAGATAACATCTACTTTGCACACCGCGTGCTCGTACAATTCATAATTCTGTTCTCATTCAAGGCAGACTCATCTTCATGATGGGCCTGCCTTTTTTTGTTTACAGAAAAAGGAGGAATTCAAAACAAACCACAAATCTCAAATCACAATCTTCCGCTACAAGGAAAAGACACAAAAAAGGAGTCACAAAATGAAAGTCGAAAAGAATAATAACAGCATTTTTCGGAACAAGCATGTCCTGGTTGTCGTCGCGGTGATGTGTATTTTTACCATCATCGCCTGCATGGGTTTTATGCTTTCTGTTCCTGCACACGCAGAGGAAAACATAGCTCCCAAAACCGAACCTATCGCTTTTTCCACTCCCATTGAAACGGTGAATGAGCTCGATAAAGCGTTCCCGATAACGGAAACTTCCGAAGAAGCACAGGAGGAAATTACAACTGCTGAGGTCGAATCTTCCGATGCTGCAGAACCGGAACCACGGATTGAGACCGCAGAAGCAGCCATCGAAGAAGCTGAACCGAAACCCGAAACAATTCCAGATAATCTCAACGACAATGAGCTTGAAATCTACACAGCTCTGCGGTCCGCTGGCCTTTCAAAGGCCGGTACTGCCGCAGTGATGGGCTGCATGTCGATGGAAAGCGGTCTTAAAGCCTCGGCCGAAAACCCTTCGGATGGCGGCTATGGACTCCTGCAATGGACTTATAGCCGAAAGACAGACCTTTTCAACTGGTGTTATGGCAATGGCTATGACCCCAACACCGTTACGGGACAGGTGATGTTCTTCGTGTATGAGCTCAATAGCACATACAGCAAAGCCGCCAAATACTCATATCCGGTGTACGAAACTCTCACTACAAGCGACAGCCTGGAAGATTGCCTTTCGATGTTCTTCTCCCATATGGAAGCAGGAACCAACGTGATAATCTCTTCCCGCAAAGTCTATGCAGGAGGGCTGACCACGTTAGACCTGTACCGCAAACGCTTAACTGCCGCTTACAAATACTTCATTTGAATTAGGAGGAAGTCACAATGAAAGCAACCGTTTATCTGTCCCGAAAACTCTTGAACCAGTTAAAGGTAAAAGAAACCGAAAGCAAAGACCTTATGCTAACCCATAACCTACACAACATCATCATCAACGGTAAGCGTGTTGGCTGCTCTGGCCACATTCAGAACGTTCTCAACAATAAGTGCGTTTACGTCAGCACTGAAAAGAGTTGCTATCAGCCCTTGTCTGACAAGAACATGGTTCGCTATGCCGCCAGTATGAAAGATTACTCCTCTGTATCGCTCGGCGCAAAAGGACGTAATCAGTTCGTGACCAATGATGAGTTGGTTGGAAAAATCATTGATATGCTCCGATAAGGGCATAAACAGAAAGAGAAAAAGCTCATGAAAACCGGCATCAAAAGTCAGATAGTAATAGTATCTGCTGTGGCAGCTGTTCTGCTCATTGTTATGAGCGTCTGTGCAATTGCGGAGAGCATTACCTTTGAGAAGGTTGCTGCTCTCGCTGCAAGCGCACTTGCCTTGAACAAATGCTGCGGCATCCTGTTAAACTAAGGAGAAAAAATCATGAAGAATAAATACAAAGTTGTTGCCTTGGTTCCTTTGGAGTTCTCTGTTGAGGGAAGCTCCGATTCCAAAGAGGCAATCGAATTCGTCAAAAACATTTTCGAAGCGTGTCGGGATGATAACGACTGCGCGGACATCGTTTTTGATGGCATCGAAGAGTCACTTCGTCACGACAGTATCGAGTACAAAGTTGAAGCCGCCCAGCCTGAACCTGAGGTGAAGGCAAATTCCGATATCCGTTCTGTTGCCTCCGATATCTGCGACGTCTTCGAGAACTATCTCGACGAAAACGGTGTCTATATTGTGTGTGACGATGCAGACGAAGAGCAAGACCGAAAAGCAAACGAAAGCGGCGCGATGTTGTATGGCATGGAATATTGGCATCTTGTCGAAGATGTCGAGTTCCGTGTGAATCATATAAATGCACAATACAAGCTGTTCACCGTCTTTGATATTATGGAGGCATTTGATAAACTTCTCATTTCCAAAAAGCTTGGTGACTTTGTACCGAGCGGCGAAAATCGTTACCGTTTGTATGCAAAAATCCTGAGCTGTCTGCGTTCTATCAGGGAGAAATTGTAATGAAAGGCTGGAACAGTTCTAAACACCCCATTCTCACCGCAAACCGGATGCCTGCGCCGATTCATTGGAACCCAATGAACGAGGATTGGAAAATGCGGCTTACCAAAAGCCAGATTTACAACACCTCTTCTGGTTTCGATACTCAAACGCTCGATGCTATGAAGAAGCTGCATGACAAAATTCTCACATTTGGCGGGGATGAAGTCTGCATGACGGAATTTGACGAAGACGCCCCAAAAATCCTCAAACGCGGCCGGTTCTTTTATGGCAGCAGCTATATGAGGAAAGGCCAGGATTTCCAGTGCCATTACAATTCTGCACGGCTTTGGTATAAAAACAAAGACCGGTGCTTTATTGCAACGGGGTATGCTCTTTCCGAAGACGGGCTCTGGCGCTGTCATTCCTGGGTCGTTCAGCCAATGGCACGCACCGTTCGCGTGTGGGAAACCACCGTCAAGCGTGTTGCCTATTTTGGCGTGGTTTTGACCAGCGAGGAATGCGAAGACTTTGTCGAGAACAACACATAACAATTGAGGAGGTTACCCAACATGGGTGAACAACTACATTTCAGTATGGATGGTGAGTTCCTCACCGCCATTGCACGTGACTGGTTCTGGAATATGGACAAGCCGTATAAAAAGTGTGAGGAGCTGCTGCTCTCCTGCATGATGGGTGGCAACGAGGAAGAAAAAAGGCATGTTTGCCAGGACATTATCGAAGGCCGGAAAAAACTTGTTGGTATCAATGAGTTTGAACTTGTCGATGACAATGTTCGTGTTCGTTCCCTCGGGCAGAAGGTTGAGGAGCTTCAACACAAGATGCTGGTCAGTCAGATTCGTGAGGATATGATTGTGCATCCACTCAAGTACATCGACCGTTTCGCTATGTCATTCGATTATGATACGCTTTGTAAGGATGTAGAGCGTCATTATATCGATTATAGCTATGACAGCATCAAGGACTATGTTATTGGCGATGCGGGTTACCCTGATGCCTTTAACAATGGTGCGTGGCTGCTCAACCGTCCTGACCTTGTGGCAGAATTCAACGGCGAACCGCTTCCTGAGCAGGAATCCAACCCGGAATTCTACAAAACCGATTTTTGGACCAAGCTTGCCTCTTGGATTGAAGCAAACATGAAAGGCACATCCGTTGAACGCCGTCAGCGACTGTACAACAGCTATATCAGTGATAGACCCATTCAGCATCAGCTGACCGAATATGGTCTGATTGCTCCCGATGGCACCTGGTATGCCTGCGAGTTCGGCGAGCACGCTGCCCTGGCTGGCCGCATCATCATGCGCAATCGAGAAGCGTTTGGTCTTTCTGACCATGAAGTTCTCAATATGGCGTATGACTGGAGCGGCAAGGGTCTCGATTTCCTATATAAACGCGGTTGGATTGCCATTCGTAATCCTTCGATGGGCAATACATTCCTCGATATGGATGAGACCAAAACCGCAACAAAAGCTCAAGTAAATACCATTTTTGACTATATTTCTAAATTCAACCGCTATGACATGAATATTTCTAAAGTTATGGTTGACTAAAAAGGAGATTTTATTATGACTTCCAATATGACTATGACCGCTATTTCCATCTGTGATTTCCTGAAACTCATCGTGAAAAGCACGGTGAAGCATTACACCGAGGATTTCAAGCTGGACATAAAGATTTTCAAGCGCTATGCAAAAGAAGCACAGGAAACTGGAAAAGCAGTGCCAATGCTCTGGTTCTGCCGCTCTTGCGGAACGTATCTCTGCCCTGAGGAAGATGCGTACAAGAAAGATACTCCCATGTTCATCACGTTCAAATACTATGATGAGCAGGAAGAGGAAGAAGCCCGGACCATTAAGGCTTTTCTGGTCACTGTGACAGGGATGGAAGGACAAAAGCCAGTTGGCTATATCACTCCCATCAACTATGCGGATGAATGTGACCGCATTCGCCGTTACGCAGTACCTGCCGAAAAGGTCGAGCTTGTCTATGATAAAGGTTCCCTTGTCCAGAACAATGGCAACTATACGATTCTGAAGCATCCCAAGCTTGGTACACTTCAGAAAACGAAATTCTTGGCCGATGACCCTGACGCGCTTGATTATGCGCTGCATATGGCTCGCAATGAGAGAAAGGCAGGGTGACAGCCATGAAAACGATGGTTACATTGACTCACGAAGAAGCCCAAAGCTATTTGGCGTACGCTCTGATTTGCGAAACGATGCAAGGAGCCTTTTGGAATTCCGGACGCCGTCGCAGACTATACAGCAAGACGTTTACCGAAGCCGAACAGAGGCAGATTCCCCGCATCAAAGCCACTGCTCACAAATGGTGTTTGGTTACTGGTGTTCCTGAAAAGGTACGCATGAGATACAGCACCTATTTGCTGTGGCAGAAACTCGCGATGTTCTGCGCTGAAATTTAATTTTTCATTACCGCTGCCCATTTGGGTGGCGGTTTTTTGTTGCGGATTTATGCGAACGGCCTATAATCAAAAATGTACGATAGATAACAGTTATCGAAAAGGCACCCTGCCCTTCGCACACTTAACAATGCGCTTTAGGCGAACTTCCCATTTGGGTGGTTCGCCTTTTTGCGTATAAAAGAAAGGAAATAATCAAAATGAATGAGTACGAAGCAACAATACAAATCAACCCAACCGACGATATCAAGTTCATACTTGAGGAGTCCGGCTGCTACGAGTCTGAAATTGAAATGATGAAGGCCGGTGGCACCTATGATGCGTTTGTCAAGCGTGTCTATGATGCCATCGACTGGTCTCATTTGTTTGAGCGTATTGCTCAGATGGAAAACGATGCCATCACGGCAGCTATCGACAAATTGTCTGATAGCATGATTTGATTGTTAGGAGGTAAATACTATGTACGTTCTCATTAAAAACCAGGAAGGCGAAAGCATGAACTTGCTTTCCCAGAATACCGATTTCAACGCTCTACTGGCAGCCATGAAAACTGACATTGAGGCAGAGTACGAAAAGGCAACAGGTTATGCGATTGACCTTGACGAGGATTCCGGCAGCGATTATGAAGTCGGCATCAACGTTGAGGACAGTGCAGCAGACGGCTTCTGCCTTGCGTCCGGGTATATGTACGGCGCAGACAGCAACTTTGACTGGGGCATTTTCAAAGTAAAGTCTCAGAAAAACAATGTTGCAGCGAAACCCTACATTGGCTTGGATATGAACGAGTTCTTTCGGCAGAAAATGCTGCTGATTGACTTGTCGGCAAAAGTGAAGGACCTCGGCTACGACCATCTGGCCGATGAACTTTGGGGCGCAATCGGTGTCTTCGACGCTGTACAGGATTCAGCTGAAGGAGACGGTGTTTTCACTGCTCCGGAAGCGGATGAAGAAACCGGTCTGTTCCTTGACGATTTTTATAACGACGTTCTGGAAAAGATTCTGAACGCCGACAAGAAGAAGGAGGAAAAGTAAGCCATGAGACTCTACATCCAAGGCGAACACGGTAAGCTCCTAACTTTCACCCCGGAAGAAATCAAGGAGAAGCTCGGTATTCCATTTGATATCGCTGCTCTTGGCATCGAGGTAGATGATGGCGACACCACCATCAGGGCTCAGTCATACCCCAAATGGGATTATCAGAACGGGAACCCGCCCATCGACCTCTGCGTCAATGAAATGCAGGTTGGCTCACTGGCTATGCCGACGCCCAACATTCCGGCTCCCGTCATTTATCTTTATGATGAGCAGGGGCAGGATGAATTGGATTGGTTTGCATGTACCAGCTTTGCACCCCGTGCATCTGGTGACGAAAGTTCTCACGTCGTCTTCTGTGACATGAGTTTTGGCAATGCGTTTGCTACCACAGACGTTTTTGTGAACCCGCGCACGGGAATTCCTTTCGTGCAGTGTTCCACTGAGAATCAACTTTCTGATTTCAGGAAAGCTGATTCCCATGAATAATATCTGACTCGTATCTTTGCGGTCGCTCCTTTTGGAGCGGCCGCCTTTTTTGTTTTCAGTTTCCTTGCACAAATGTGCGAGTCTCATAAAATGAAAATTAGGGAGGTGCTGTTTTGAAAATTCAGAGAATCATGCCTGCAACTACTCATTCCATGAAAGACGCGTTACCGCTTGGGACTATCCTGACGGTGAAAAATGTTGCAGACCAGAAATATATTGTGGTCGGCTATGACACAAGTTCTGTTCCGCACAACTACTATGCGGTTCCCTGGCCGCAAGGGTACATGGGTGAAGAAAATATGTACTTGGTAGGATTTGATGATATTGCGAAAGTTCTGTGTCGCGGCGGAATCAATGAGGAATCCAGAGTTTTCTTGCAGGCACTGGATGATGTGTTGAACGGGAGGTGACACGGTGACGGTAAAAGAGCTGAAGCATATGCTTGAGAACGCGGACGACAATGCTATCGTCGTTGTGCGAAATAACTGGGCTCCGTCGGAATTCCTGAATACCTCTGCTCGGAAGATGGTGCTTGTGAAAACAAATGGCAAGCTCATGACGCCGAAATGGGCCGAGGCGAGCGGGTATATCTGCGAAGGCCCTGCTATGTCGGCAATTTTATTCGATTGAGGTGAGAAAAATCATGCCCGATAAAAAAGTGGCCACGCAGGCATCTGATGGACCCTGGGAACGCGAAACCATCATCACATTCAATGATGCGGAGAAGAAAGCATCCTACTACACCTGCAACAAAGCTCGTATGGAACAGCTAAAAGAGCTTGCCAAAGAGTACCCTGATGCTGTTAAAATCACGCGGGATGAGGACTGGTGTATGGAGGCAGATATGCCCAAGAAATGGGTCAAAATCAAGCCGCCTCGCAAGTTGACTGAAGAGCAATATGCGGAACTGGTCAGACGCGGCAAAGAACTTGCAGAACGGCAGCGGCAGCTAAAAAACGAAACGAAGGAATAAACCGGCTTCATATGCCGGAAGAGGAGAATATAAAATGTACAATTCTTACAGCGCATTGAATCTTTTGGGCGGTATGCTCTATACGGTGATTCTTCTGGTGGTAGCGTATTTTGTGCTCAAAATCGTCGCCAATTGGAAAATTTTTGAGAAGGCCGGGCAGCCTGGCTGGGCATCCATCGTCCCGTTCTACAGCAACTACATCGAATTCAACATTTACTGGGGGAACGGCTGGTTGTTTCTGATTCCGGTCTTGCTGAGCCTTTTGTCTGGCATCCCGCTGCTCGGCAATCTGTTCCTGGTTGTTGCCCTCATCATCGGTGCTATTACCAACTACAAGAAAGCTGTTGCGTTCGGTGAAGGTATTGGTTTCACGATTGGTCTTTGCCTTCTGAATCCGGTGTTCAACATGATTCTCGCTTTCGGCCATTATGAGTATCACGGTATCCCGCAGGATGGCTATTCCTATTCTCAGCTCAAGACCAAATATGAGGAAAAGAAAGCCGAACAGCAGAGCAACCCCAGTACTGTTCAGTACCAGGCCCCCGAAACTCCCAAAGAGCCGAGCCAGAATGTTCAGTATCAGACTCCGAATGCTCCTGCTGAAGTCAAGACCCCGCCGACTCAGCAGAATCAAAATCAGGACAATGGCTGATATTATTTGGGTCGTTGTGTTTCTCTGCGTTCTCATCGCGTCCTGCTTTGGAATGTACTATTTCCAGGGTGAGAACAAACAAAAATTTGTGTTTTGCTTTTTGCTGGTAGCATTATCTTTTGGAGTTCTTGCGTTTCAGCTCCTGGATATTGCCTACACAATGATAAACGTAGCTGTCAAAGCCGCACAATGACCTTTTTGCAATTCTCAAACTGTTTTTTGGCAGACCTTCCAACCGAGGGCCTGCCTTTTTTATTGTTGCCAGGAGGAAAATCTATGAAAATCCGATTCTATACAAACAACAAAGAAGCTATTGTATTCGACCTTGAGGATATTTTGAAGCAGCTCAACATTGAAGAGCAGGTAGCCACTGTCGGCCTTGTCATTGAAAAAGACGAGGCCGAGGTTGAGGCAATCGCTCAGACAATACAAGACGATTATCCGAACATGTACCTTCAGGCAAAAGAATACGGGCGAAATCTGACCTTGGCTTGTGCGGAGCTTCCGAACCCTACTAACCCGGATATTGTAACCTACCTCTATGCGGGCGATGATGCTACGGAAACTGACAGTTGGATTGCGAAAGTGAACAACACAATTCGTGCGCAAGGGGATAACAGTGAACGGCTCATCCATATTGACTCGAATCTCGCTGCCGTGGTAGAAGCAAACGAAACGGAACAAGGATACTATGCTTCCACCGTGTCGCAGCATGACAAGGCCACAAACGAAATGCTGAGTTTTCGACAGATTGCAGAGTCGTTGGAAGCTGTTGGGGATAACTACAAGTACCAGAGCGCAAGCAACATTCTGACTGCGAGAACCAAAGCAGAGCGGAACTATATTGTCCGGCTTATCAAGATGTATTGCGACGATACCAAATACCTTTCCGGTGCTATGCCGCAAAGTGAGTACCCGTTCTGTGTCCAGAACGTTGACGCTCTGAACCAGCGTGATGCGCAGTGGTCCGAAATCAAAGAGTATCTTGCGCAGGACGAAAATCGCAACAAACTGGATGTGATTCTTGGCTTCGTGCCGGATGCGGAGAGCGACAAGACTCTAATTCTGCACAGCATTGAAGAAAAAGGGAAGGCCATGTCTGATTCTGAAATCGAAAAAGCATATAATTTGCTGTTTGGTGACTGTAGCAATGGATGAATAATCTTGCGCTTTCGTGCGAGACCCGTATAATTTAGCTTGTACGATAGATACCATCTACTAAGCACACTGTGTGCTCGTACAATTCACACTTCGCTTTTAGGCGGACTTCCCACACCGGGAGGTTCGCCTTTTTGCGTACAAAAAAGGAGCTTAACTATGGATAACGTATGGACAAATCTTGGCAACCGACTCGAAACTGCTTGGAAAAGACCAACAAGGCCCAACTCTAAACGCCCGAAAGACGGTGAAATCATCGACGAAGAGAAATCGGTGCGCTGGAACAGGGAAGAGGCCGTTCGCCGACAGAAAGCCTGGGATGCGGAATGCTCTCGGCTGAAGAAGGCGCAGAATGCAGAAATCGAACACATCTCGGAAGCTATCGAACTTCAAATTCAGGAAGACATCAAAGCCGAAACGAAACGCAGCATTTCCAAAAAGGCTGCAACCATCCTCTGGCAAAAAGCCTACGACCGTGGCCACGCCTATGGTTTCGCTGACATCTACTGTGCCATCGAAGACTACGAGGAGCTGGTTGTTGCCGTACTCACAAACGCCCGCTGAACTCAACCACAAATCACAGAAAGGAAAAAATATGAAATTAAACGAATATCTCACAGAAAACGGCGTCAAGCTGATGATTAAAGGCTCCGGAGAAAATTATCCTCCACGCCAGACAAACGACCTCGGTATGTACGATTACGCCGAAGGTCTTGAAAACGTCATCGGCAAAATGGCTTGGATTTGCGATTATCGCGCAAATGCAGACCCGACCAAAAAGCCGATTCGTAACATCAAGCCTACCCCAGTTGTTGTAACGGACGCAAAAGAAACGAGCAAAACCATCTATTATTCTCCGGTCTATTTTCGGCCGGTAAATCGGGGTAAGATTTCTTCAACCGTCATTGCCCCATTGGACAACACCGGGTATCGCTGCTGTTCCGGCACTTCCGTCAACATCTTCTACACGAAAGAAGAGTGCGTGAAGTGCTATCGGGAGCAGGTTCGACAGGCAGACGAGATTTATGAGAAAGAGAAGGCTCGCATCATCAAAGAGTTCGACGCTCGCATGCAGATTCTCAATGGTTCTCTCACGCCGTTCAACGATGTCCCGCAGAGCGATTACACCGTTATTGCAAAAATGGATGTTACGAACGATTCTCTCGGATACAATGAGAAAAATCGGCATTTTTATCTCGAGACGACCCGAACCATGATTCCGACTCGCTATACCATCGAAATGCTCAAGATGCAGGCACTGATTGGCCTGGTGGATGAACTCCGTGCAAACACCACCTGGCAAAAGGGCGTTCCTTTCCGTATCCTTATCAGAACAACAGTTTTCGTGGATGGTATTGAAGATGTCAGCCAGGCCACAACGGAATCTCAAACCATTACCCTTTGATGAACTATGAAGAGCGCACGCCCCGTCTATAGCCGTAAGGCTTAGGTGAGGAGGTTCACAAAAAACAAAACAATACATATGTGAGGTAAAATGTTATGTCTAACAACATGTCTATTTCTTCCATCAAGGAACATTATAATAATCTCTGCACCAAAGCCAAAGAATGGAGTGCCGCCTACTATGAGCAGGATGCTCCGGTTGTAACGGATGAGGAATACGATTCCGTGATGCACGAGATTCGTGATATCGAAGCGGCACATCCTGAGTTCGTGACCGCTGACAGCCCTACACAGGTTGTTGGCGGCAAGCGTGTTCTCGGTATTCCGGTTGAACACCGTGTACCGATGCTTTCTCTGCTTGATGTGTTTTCCGATGATGAGGTCCGCAGTTTTGTGGATTCGGTGAAAGCTGAATACTCCGATGTGACCTTCTCTGTGGAGCGCAAAATCGACGGTCTGAGCTTGTCTCTTGTCTACGAACGTTCTGACGATGGTCTTGCCTATCTGACCCAAGCTTCGACGCGCGGTGACGGCCATGTCGGTGAGGATGTGACCGCCAATGTCGCAGCCCTCACTTGCCTGCCTCGCAGCATCGAGCTGCCCAAGGGTATCGGCAAAATCGAACTCCGTGGCGAGTGCTATATGTCGGAAAAGGACTTTGAAGCAGCCAATGCAAAGCAGGCGGAAGCAGGGAAGAAGCTCTTTGCGAATCCCCGCAACTGCGCTGCTGGCTCTCTGCGTCAGGCTGACCCGTCTATTGCACGGGAACGCAATCTGCAGGTGTTCGTTTTCAATGTTCAGAGCGTCAACAATGGTGATGCAGCACAGTTCAGCCCGTATCATTGTGACCAGCTGAACTATCTGCGTGACATCTGCGGTTTTAAGACCACCTATTACGCTCATTGCAATGACATTGATAGCATCTTGGCAGCCATTCACGACATTGAGGAAAAACGCTATGATATCGATTACCCGATTGACGGCGCAGTCATCAAAGTCGATGAACTGAGCATTCGCCAGAAGATGGGCGAACGCACCAAAACCCCGAAATGGGCTATTGCATACAAGTATCCCGCAGAGGAAAAGGGAACTGTCTTGCGCAACATCCAGCTGCAGACGGGTCGTACCGGCCGCGTCACTCCTGTTGCTGTCTTTGACCCTATCCAGCTTGCTGGTACTCGTGTGGAGCGTGCAACGCTCAACAACGCCAACTTCATCAAGGCGCTGGACATCCGCATCGGCGATACTATCGTCCTGCATAAGTCCGGCGACATCATCCCGAAAATCACAATGGTGGAGTTGGAAAAGCGTCCTGCAGACGCTGTGCCTTATGACATGGCGAAGCAGGTCTGCCCCGTTTGCGGTGCGCCTATCGCGCCCGTCAACGGTTCTGTGGACCTGTACTGCACGAACGACACCTGCCCTGCAAAGACCGTGAATCGTGTCATTCACTTTGCCTCGAAACCCTGCATGGACATCAAGGGACTTGGTCCTCAGATGATTCAGGACTTGGTTGACAGCCGGTTCATTGAGAATCCCGTTGACCTGTACTGGCTCTATGAGGAGGAAGGTGAACTGACCAACATGTATGGCGCGAAGATTGCCAAGAAGGTTCTTGCTGCCATCGAAAAGTCCAAGGAACAGAATGCCGACCGCGTCCTCAAGGGCCTTGGCTACCGCCTCATCGGCGGTCATGTTGCTCGTGCGCTGTTTACTCAGTGCAAGGCTACGAATGGCAACCTTCTGACACTGTCCACGCTCAATGTAGATACCATCAAGGAGTACAACATTCCCGGCTTTTCTGATGCTATCTATGCTGCGCTCGATGCGATGCTTTCCAGCGCTGAATTTACGCAGGAAGTCAATACCTTGCATGATGCCGGTGTCAATCTTGACTACCATGCTCCGGCAGGTGCCAATGATGAGTCTGCGCCGCTCGCTGGCAAGACATTCGTTATTACCGGTACACTGCCTTCCATGAGCCGCGATGAAGCCAAGACTTATATCGAAGCGCATGGCGGCAAAGTCTCCGGAAGTGTCTCCAAGAAGACGAGCTATCTCGTTGCCGGTGAAGCTGCCGGTTCCAAGCTGGATAAGGCAAATTCGTTGGGCGTGCCCGTTCTGAGTGAGGGCGACCTCAAGGCCATGTGCCAGTAAGGAGGTCTTGTGGTATGTATGACTTCGACCGCATCGTAAAAGCTGCGGAGTCCTGTGACTTTCACGACGCATTTGCCTCTGACATCAAACGCTGTGAAAATGCTCTTGGCATGGGTGGCCTCATGGCAATCAATGCTGAATGTTGGCTTGATGTCTTGAGCGCCATGCCGGATGCTGAAATTGCAGAATACGTCCGCACCAAGTACAAGCCCGGTCTCTTGAATCCGTTCAAGGGTACGTCGCTTTACATCAAATCTTAACCTCTTGCCGCTTGCCCTTTACCGGGTGGGCGGCTTTTTCTTTTTGACTTTATTTGCGATTCCCCGATAATAAAAGTACGAACATACGAAAGGAGCATGTCGTCGATGCTCAAAAAGCTCAAATTCTTAATTTTTTGTGCATTTGTTGTTTGCGCCGCAATGCCAGCTACAGTATATGCCGAGAGCTTCACAACTCAGAATGCTGCTGTCGAAACTATAACTCAACACACCCTAACCTTTAACCCAAACTGCACAGACGACTCCTATTTCATCTCTGAATCGTCCATCGATATTCCCGAATCGCATAAATATGGTACGCTTCCTGTTCCAAGTCGAAAAGGCTATGAGTTTCTTGGGTGGTATACCGCATCGGATGGCGGAAATAAAGTATCTGAATCCACGGTCATGGGCAGCAGCGATACCATTGTATATGCTCATTGGACTGCCTATACCATCACTATTAACTATCACAACGACGGTGCTCAGGCATGGCATTCCTATTGCGCAAATGCAGTCAACAGCTGTACGAACCTTGACATCGTTGAATCGGAATCTACCGCCTATGACACAGCGTATACCCATGCAGAGTACGGTATTCTGGATGTCGGCCGCTTCACAAAAACAAGATACAAAGCCAGCAATCGCTGGAAAGTTGGGTCCAAAGACAGTTCCGTGATGGTGGTGGACACAAACTGGAGCGAGGAGCTCGCAGCAAGCGCAACTGGAAAAACCGTGGCAAAATATCTCGGCGTGGATGCTCAGCTTGAGCAGAGCAATGTGACCGTTGACCTATACCCGTATTTTATCGAGGACTCGTATAATTCCGTTGTAAACGGTGTGACACCCGCCTCCACAACGGTTGAGGCATATGTACCCACGCTGTATTCGCTCATTGTGCCTGAGAGCGTAACTTTAGGCGGGAATGCTGGCAGCGGTGAAAAGACAGCGACTTTGCCCGTGATGATGAAAGGCGACATCGGCCTATCGCAGGAAGTCAATGTCAGCACAACGCCTCCCACCACGAAAAGCAACAAGGCGGCGGATGTGCTTGCGAGCGTGGAAACTCCCAAAGCGGTGTGGAACCGTGACGACGCCTTAGCCAGTATCACCTCGAACTATACGGTGAAAGCAAATCTGACTCCAGGTGATTGGAGTGGTACAGTATCTTTTGTTTGCTCTGTATCGGAGAACTAAACACAATGTTGCACGACTTTGCACGATGTTGTAACATTCTAAAAAGCCACTAACACACGTGCAAACTTTTTTCAAAAAAGTTTATACAGCTTCTTGACGGTGTGTGCGATACCCATAGAATAGATAATGTAACAGAGATATCATTGATTTGCCATAGTTCATATTCCTCCTGGAAGAAGGACAGATGCCCATATTGGGTTTCTGTCCTTTTTCTTTTTTGAGGATTTCCGCAGATTTTCTGCGTTTAATATAGATTCATCCCACGGGATGTGGACTTCTGACAGCCGAAGGAAAGGCTGATTATATAGAATTGCTATGCTAATCAACATAGCACGCGTACACAGCGTCAATGTGTTTATATAAATGTTCCTGCACGCGAACGCCGCGTTAAGAGCGTATTTATATATACCGTATAACAATTACAAACCTTCAAGGAGGACTTTATCATGATTCGAAACATAATTTAGCGAGTAGACGCCATCATCAGCAGCCACGAAGCCAAAGCCAAACAATATACAGCTGACTATGGCTCATTCGTTCACGGTCTATTGAAGACCTAGCTAAGCAAAGATGGCGTGATACTCGCGCTCTTGTTAGAGCAAGTAAAATTGACCGAGGTCACGAAAACTCTGCTGCTTTTGGCAGTAGTATCAATCGCTGGCGCATTTCTTGTCAAGAAAGTCTTCAAAAATTACAGCCACATCAAAGGATTGGCCGAAGACTTTCTGAAATCAGCTGACGTTTTCGGAGCTGTCAAAGAAGCGATTTCTGATATCGCCAGCGGCTCCTGCAAAACAAACAACAAAAAAGAATAATAACATCCCCGATATATGGGGCTCACATTGCTGTGGAGATGAATTCGAGAGCAGCACGGCAGCCCCACGTTAAGGGGTTATATTATGGCTAAAAAGAATAATAACGTTAAGTTCAATGTTGGCCTCACTGATAAGTACTTTGATGCAGTATCTCGCCAGAACTTACCCATGTGCGCTGCTGCAGATGAAACGATTGACAACGCCTTTTCCAACGCTATCGGCCTCATCAGCATGCTGGTCGCTATCGTTAAAGGACATGACAAAAACCTAATTGGTATGGTTATTGCCGACTGGGGTAAAGGAATGTCCAAGGAGAAGCTGCCGGAATGCCTGCAGTTCGGTAACGACCATACCAATGAAGGCCCGCTGTGCATCCACGGCGTTGGCTTGAACAACTTCATCCTTGTTGCTACCCGCAACAAGTATCCCTGGTTCATCGCTTCCAAGGAGCCTGGCGAGAGCACCTATCATCGCGTTGACGGCCCATTCGCCACGACCATGACGATGTCTGAGCAGGAAGAGATTCCTATGGAAGATATCGTTATGCGTGAGCAGTTCAAGGCTCTTGGCGCACCGTCCACCATCATTTATGTGGAGATGGACAAGGCCACCGCCAGCACCATGCTGACCAAGAACGGCAGCTGCGCTGAGAGCAGGGTCACCAGCCTGAATGTACTGCGTACCTGCCTGGCTGAGCACTTTGGTGTCATGTACCGCAACTACCTGGCACCTGATGCCACCGGCGTCGCTCCCGCCCGTATCCTGATTCCCGATTATCGTATGTTTGACGGCAAAACCCGCGATGTGCTCGTCAAGCCTATTTTCCAGCCGTACAAGGAGAAGCGGCAGGATAAGCGTTTCGTTGTGGAGTACGATGGATATGAAATCCCTGTCAAGGTCGAATGTGGCCTGCTTGACAGCGAAGCAACTCGGGGTATGGTTACTGGCGGTTACGATTTGAAGCGTTTCTACCAGTGCAACATGCCCACTCAGGGCTTGGATATTCAGCTCGGTGACCGCGTTATTTCTACGGCTCAGTTCGATACCATCTGGGATAGGGCTCGTCACCCGTCCTTTAACGCCTTTACCGGCGTTGTGGCTGTCGATATCACTGGCCTGCCGCGCGGATTCCTGAACACCCTTGCCAACAAGTCCAATATCGACTTGAGCGACAAGGGATGGCGTACGATTTTCGACGCCATTGCCGAGAACGTAAAGCCTTTCGATAGTGAGCCATTTACCCTCGAAAAGTATGCGCAGGAATTTGCCAATCGTCTGGTTGCTGACACTGGGAATGAAGTTGAACTCCAGTTTCCCCTGTACGCAAACCGGACTCGTATCGACGTTCTGGAACACATCGATGAGTCCCACTGCCGGATTTACGACTTTATGAGCGGCGTTGCTACTTTGAAGTCCGTAACCGAGCTGCGGACTCATTGGGATGGCATGGTTGCGCAGGGCATTCAGCCCATTTCGGCTGTGATGTACTGCAACAAGCGTGGTCCGATGTTGAAGCATACCTGCGATGAGATGAATACTCTCGTACAGGCAATGAACGACGAGGACTTCTACATGACCCTTGAAGCTGCTGGTGGTGATGTATCCAAGATGCCGCACTACAGCTTTGATGTGGTTCTCGACCAGAATATCCCCATCAAGAAATAAAGGCACTTGCCGTCATCCGAAAGGGTGGCGGCATTTTTTTGTTGAGCCATTGCTTACACATTGAGATTCCTCATGTGGGATGTAGCGTTTTGTACCGATATATGCTATAATAACGCAAAAAGGGAGGGACCAACATGGCAGAAAATAATAACAACGGTGGCAAAAACACTAATATCATCACCAAAATTAACGATACCATTTCCAAAGTCCTGGGCGATTTCCCGCCCGTTGTTCAGACAATCGCAAAAATCGTTGTCTTCGGTGGGCTCATCCTGCTTATCGCCAAAGCCATCGGCTATATTTTCCCGGTTATTGTGAACGTTCTTTTCAACCTCTTAGTCAAAATCGTTGGCTTCTGCATTCTGGCAGCCTTTCTTTACGGTTGCTGGTACGAGGTAAAACTGCAAATGACTCGCGATGAAAACTCCTTCCTGCTGAATGAACGACTCAAGTATCAGAAAAAAGAGTATGAGGAGCGCGAACGCAGGAGACAAGAGAGAGACAACAGACGCTAAAATACTACAACACACAAGCTGTCCAGCTTCGGCTGGGCAGCTTTTTTTGTTTTCCTATTGCAGGTTCTTGCGAATTGCATACCATGAAATTTGTAGAAAGGAGTTTCTCATGAAAACACTCGAATCGATTTTCAGTAGAACTGCACAGTTTGGCTTTCTCATTTATCTGACCGGCTGCTTTGGCCTGTTGATTGTTTTAGGCGCTGCAGTCGCAAAATGGCTTAAACTCATCGACGTAATTCAATATATTGCCTTTGCTTTTGGACTTGGACTCCTCACTTTGCTTATCGGCGTGGTGGGTCTCTCACTCCTCGGCATTAGGCAAAACCGCAAACATAAGGAGGCAAAACGCGCATGAGTAAAAAGATTATCAATATCACCGCAGCTGCCATGGCACTCGCCGTGACACTTTCCGGCTGCGCCACAGCTGTGGTTCAGGAACGGAAAGACCAGGCGGCTGCAGCGGCAAGTGCCGAAGCAGCACAGGCTGCCGTCACAGCAACGCCGGAACCGACAGCAGAACCGACCCCGGAACCCATCAATGCCTGGTCTTTGTTGTCGAATCTCCCGGATTTCACGCCCGGCACGCTGGACAATCCTGACACTACCTGGCCGGACGGTATTCCGATGGGGCAGAGTCCTTTGTCTTACGATGACGGCAGCAAGTTCTATTCGCTGCGCAGCGTTGATACCGGCAAGACACTGGATATCACGGACGTTGCATTACAGGATGTACGGGATTTGCCTGTAAAGGGATATCTGAAATTGAACGAACTCGAAAACGGCGATACAGTCATTGGTGAAATCAATGCAGAATCCACAGGCGAAGGCGTAGAAAAGGAAATCAGCGATTTCTCAATTCACACTGCCAGCAAAGAAGATGGCTGCGACTATTATCCGATTGGATATAACGGCGGTTCACTGACTTTGATGCTGGACGGTCGTGCAGCCAATGATGATGGCATCAATATCGGCGATGCGTTCCTTGACGGCCTCTATTATTCGTCTGTCACCCCGGATAAACTCGAAGGCTATCCGACCGACGGAGAGCCGGAGGAACAGTTCAACTTCCTGTATGGTTTGTTTGGCAATCCGTCCGGTCTCTACTGGACAAACAACGATTCTGTCGCTTTCAATTCCAGCAAGCAGTATCGTACCTTTGAAGATTTCCGAGATGCAGATTATGATGTTGAAATTGGCGGCAAGAACTTCTATCTGGTTTGGAACTATGACGGCTATAGTGTTGTCGCAGCATGCAATGATACCTTTGACAGCGCCGATGTAAAAGGTACTGCCATTCGAGATGTCTATCTGTTCCCGAACATGACGGAAACCAAGTACCTGGTTGAGAATTCCGGCAGCCTGATTAGCGGTTATCTGGGTTATGGTGAAGTTCCCGTCATCTTGACTGGTACATACGCATCAGTCAACAGTGATTCGACTGTCGAACAGGATACAAGCGCGGAAGAAAACACCGACGCTGAATCTGGTGACAATTCCACGGCGGACGAAAACGCTGAGTCCAGTTCCGATGACGAATAAAGAAGAGCGCACGCCCCGTCTATAGCCGTAAGGCTTAGGCGGGGCGTGCTTGTGTTTAAGGACAAGAATCAGGATTTTTTATTTTCCGTTCTGATAATGGTGTTGCCAGGTTGTGCGAACTGGATACTATAAAATTATAGTGAACCGCAAGGGAGGTGAGTGCTTTGAATATTACATCCAGCTATCAGGTAAGAATCGTCAACTGCAGCATAAATCTCAATGAGACCGTTCGAATTTATCGCAAGGCGCTCGCCTACCTGATTGGTGTTGTCAATGAAAACTGGGAGGCTGTCAAACGCATTGATACAGGCAGCCTTGAGCAACGGCGCTATATTGACAAGCTGGTTCATGGCACCAAAAATCATGAAGCCAGGTATCCTGATTTCGATAAGCAGTTCTATAAGTATCCTTGCTATCTGCGCCGTGCAACCATTACAGCTGCTATTAGTGCAGTGAGCAGCTATCGCAGCAATTTGGCAAATTGGGAAATGTCCGACAAAAAGGACAAACAGCCTACTCTTCAAGTGAACAGGAATGAACTTCCCACCTTTTTTCGTGACGAGATGTTTCTTGTAGACGGCGCACCCGAGAGGGTGAAAGTCGTAAAGAATCCCAAGCCAAAAGACGAACTCACAGCGGAAGAAAAGAAAATCGAAAAAGCAAAACGCAAGGCTGTCGAGCTGCAAAACTCTCAAAATGAACTGACAGCTTTGAGTAATCACTGCACCGTCCGCTTGAAGGTTTATTACAAAAACGACTGGGTATGGGCGACGGTCACGCTGCGTAAAACGGATATTGCCTATTTGCGCAAATATTGGATGCACGCCTGTGCGTCAGCTCCTATGTTTGAAAAGCGTTTCGGCAAATACAGCCTGCGCTTTGCGTTCGATGAAAATATTAAACTTAGTGATGCCCCTATCGATAAGCAGCGTGTCTGCGCAGTCGATTTGGGTCTCAATACCGATGCGGTATGCAGCATCATGACTGCTGATGGAACTATCCTTGCCAGGGAGTTTATCAACTTTCCAAGTGACAAAGACCATCTGTATCATGTGCTTAACCGCATCAAGAAGTTCCAAAGGCTGCATGGGTCCCGTGAAGCGCATAACTTTTGGCCCTATGCAAAGCGCGTTAATGATGAATTGTCCAAAAAGATTGCCGCAGCGATTGTAGAATTCGCGGTCCTCTATTCCGTCGATGTGATTGTCTTTGAGCATTTAGACTTCAAAGGCAAGAAAGCATCTTCTAAAAAACAGAAAATTCAGATGTGGCGTAAAAACAGTATCCAAGAGTATGCGGAACATAAAGCGCACCGCTGCGGTATCCGTATTTCGCGCATCTGTGCTTGGGGAACCAGTAAACTCGCCTATGATGGCAGTGGCGAAGTGAGTCGCGCACAAAATAACCATGCGCTTGCTACTTTCAAAAGCAGCAAGCAATATAACGCGGACTTGAATGCTTGCTACAATATTGGCGCACGCTATTTTATCCGCGAAATCATAAAACCCATGTCAAAAAAGGCATGGTCTCAGTGTAAGGCTAAAGTTCCTGACATTGAGCGCAGAACCCAATGCACTTTACACTCTCTCAGACAGCTGCATGACTTTTTGAGTACTTCAAAAGAGACTCAACCTGAAGCAGCTGCCTGATGTAGATGTATCGTGTTGCGAGAACTTTGCGGGAGACTAACCCTTATGTGGTGACCACTGCCGTCAGGCAGTGCAAGCTAAGTTTGGGTCGTATCTCTACCTTCGGGTAACGCAGAGACTTACCGTGGGGCTACAACCCACGGAGGAGCCCTATTTAAGCCGAAAGGCTTAGGTGGGGAGGTTCACAGTTCGGAAAATTCCGATTCTTAATTCTAAAAAATAGTTATTGCGTATTCGTGCGAAACGCATACAATAAAAATTGTATGATAGATAACAGCACATATACGCTATAATTTCACAATTCTGAGAAGCAGACTATCCGTTTGGAGGTCTGCTTTTTTTGTTGGAATTTTGCGGTGCTTTGCTGACGTTTATCGTAACTAAACACTACAAGGAGAAATGAAGGATGACCGTAACGAACACTGTAACAGAAACAGAACACTTAACTCCCCTGCGTTCCGCTGTAGAGCACATCAACTGGAATACTTTGTACCAGCAGAAAATGGCTCTCGAAGAAGTCTCTGACATGCTCTATGCCAAGAGAAAAGAGGATGACACGTTTGGCAAGGCTTCCGCCTGGCTCGAAAGCGTCATTGCACTCATGGAACGTTTGGGGGATGCAGCAGAAGAGGAAGGAAAGTTTGATTATCCCGAGCGGAACGAAAACGATGAACATCTGGATAACAGGTTCAATCATGTGTTGAATCAGTACCCGGATGTGGATATCTGACCAGTTCATATCAGGAGGACAATGATGCGGATTAACAGCAGTTGTGTGCTACACAGCACCACAAGTCTCAACGCAAGAGTTCTTCCGCTCATTGGACGGGTCGGAACTCTTGAGTTGTCAAGCGGACAGCCTCTCGTATTCAAAACAACGACACCAAAACAGCAAGACATTCTGCGTACCAGCACGGTAAAAGCCATTGGCTTTGTAGGCAGCAGAATCTTCGTCAAAACCGAGCGAGGAACCCAATACACATTTGAATTTCAGTAACAACCAAGCGGCCACTAATCTCATTTTTTATGGATTGGCGGCCGCTATTATTTTTATCAATTTGAAAGGAAGTCTTTATCATGAATTTCATCAATGCCGCCACCAAGAAAGAACGCACCCATGTAGAAGAAATCATCAAGTCTCAGCCTGTTATGCCTCATGAAGGCTTAACTGCCACTGAGATTGGTATTTGCGGCAAGCAGAATCTTTTCATGGACGTTTATCGCCCGGATAACGATGCCGAAAAGCATCCGATTATCATCGATATCCATGGCGGCGGCTTGATTGCTGGTCGGAAAGAGCAGAATCAAAACCTGGCAACCTGGCTCGCTAAGGAAGGCTATCTCACCTTTGTACCGGATTACCGTCTGGTCCCTGAAACCAACATCTTTGGCCAAATCACTGATGTCATCAATGCGTTTGCTACTGTAGCTGAACGTGCTGAAGATTTCGTCGGTGACTTGAATCAGGTCTTTGTAGTTGCCGACAGCGCTGGCGCATTCCTTGCCTGCATGGCAAGCTCTATTCTCCGCTATCCTGTTAAGATGCAGCCGGTAGAGGACGAACTGGAAGAGAACATACCCGAGGCAGCCAAGAAGCTCGTCATCAACGCGATGGGCCTGCAGAGCGGTATGTATTATATCTACAAGGGCCAGGTAGGTTTGCTTCAGAACTACTATATGTCTAAGGGCTGGAAGAATCACAGTTATGCTGAGTTCATCAAGCCTGAAACCTATTCCAAACTCATCCCCCCGTGCTATATCTGCACCGGGAAAAAGGACTTTCTCAAGAAACAGACTTTTGGGTTTAAGAAATGCCTCGAAAACGAGCGCGTTCACCACGACTACGGTTTTGTTTCCAAGAGAGAAACGGTCCATGCTTTTGCAGCGCTCTATCCTGAGACTGAATCTGCAGTCGGTGTGAACCGTGAGATGATTCGATTCTTTGACACCTTCAAAAAATAACAAGGAGCATATTATATGACTCACAACGAAATGGTTCATGGTCTCTGCACGAAGGAAACTATTATCGTACAGGACTTTGCTGAACTGATGCGATTCGCGCTCGATGCCAATGAAGAAGTCATCTACGACGGATGGATTAACGTCTACGTCCCTATCTGGTTCGATGCAGACAAAGCATTTGGCCTTGATTTGAACTCAGAAGAAAATGCAGATTGGATTAACATGTACATTGACTGGCATCCGGACGATACCATTCATGCCTATGTATCTTACTGCAACAGTTCTACTGACGACCCCGACTTTACTCTTGAAGTCATCATGAGCCCTCACCACCGGGAATTGTTCAATGCGTATTTCAAAGAACAGTTTAAGGCGGTTTATCAAATGAGTGTTAAAGAGGCGTGGGCCAAATATGGTGCAGCATAACAATAAGGAGATAAAACTATGGCACGGAAAGAAATCAAAATTTTCATGGATTCCAAGGAAGTATCCAACTTCCTGAAAGTCATTGACTGGTCCTGGCTGTTCACCTTCCTCAGTGAACGCTACAACGTCTCGCTGAGCCCCCGCAAAGAACTGAAAGAACTGCACAATGGTGCAGCAATCATCAAAGTCGAATGGCCTGATGAATTGATTGAAAAGTGTGGGATGATGGCTGATGTATTTTCGTCGGTCAAGCTTGCCACGTTTGATTCGTGTTTCAAGCAAGTCGTGGAATACGATGAAGATAAATTCAATGAAGAACGTGAAGCATGGTTTTCCCATCCGACAAAGATATTCAGCTATCTTGATTGTGATGGCACCGTCAAGGAACGCACTCTTGCGCTGAACATTTCCCTTCGTTATACGCTGTATGACGGAGGCTATAATTTCGCAACACTGCTCTATGCGGTTTATTCCGACGTGAACGGCTGGACTGTACAGATGAAAAAGGAGTAATAGCAATGGTTGAAATGGCATTTAAGGTAAATCCCGGCACCACTTTCTACAAGAATTATTTCGCGACAAAGGAGGAAAAAGCGCATTTCATTGAAATTGCAGAGCAGTTCTTCGACAAATATTTCCCTGATGAGAAGCTTTCGTATGTTTTGAATGACCGACTGACTGTTGATTTGAAGCCGGAACTGCTCGCCAAATACGAGTCCCAGGTTATGAAACGCCGTGACGCTCACGGGTTTGTTGTCTTCAAGCAGCGTTCGCCCATGAACTGCCTGTGGGAAGATGAGGTCTGTAAGAACGTGAACGGCAAGAAATTCCTTGCCAACCAGTTCTGGTGGGCCGACTTCAACGGTTCTGGCCGCATCACTACGGAGCTGTGGGATGATGAGCAGGGAAATATCTACGGATATTATTCCTGCGAATATGCAACTCGCAGCACCAAGGTTCCAGACACCGTTACGCAGATTAAGCTGAGTGAATATCACGCGGCTTACGAAGCATACACGGAAGCCAAAAAAGCAACTGCTGACGCCGCTGCTACAGCTTGACGCTGCTTGCGATGCCGGTAAAATTGTGAATGTACGATAGATAGCATCTGCGCATTTCAGCGCTCGTACAATTCACAAACTGATACAACTAGGCAGACTCATCACCACGATGGGCCTGCCTTTTTTGTTTACAGAAAAAGGAGAAAAATATGAACACAAAACGAATCAAAGAATTGGCTGCACTGACCGATGGAGAACTCGCAAGGAAACTTCTCATTCAGGAGTTTGGCAATGACTCTGAAACCCATTGGGGAAACAACGCACACGATGAACGTGTGATGGTTACTATCAATCCAGACGGAATCGCTCAAAGGACCTGGGAAGCCGACCATTGGGTTCGCCTTGACGAATTCGACAAAGACGGTTTCTATGCCCGTGAGATTTACGAGGGAAAATGGGTCGATGAGCCATTGCCCAAAAACGTCATTGCACGAAATGTCACAATTGCTGCCCCGAAACCTATTCAGCAGGAATCCAAAGACACTGAAATTCTTCGAGCGGCACAAGTCCTGTGCAAGCAGCTGACCGGAGATGACACCTTTGGATGGAATCCTGAGCTTCTTGCACAGATTGCGGATTGCACGGCAGCTTTGCTTGCCACCAACGGAATCAGCTCTCATTTTCCGAGCGCCAATACTGAACCCATCTGCTCTTGGGAAAAGCCGGTCGTCGAATATCAGCGTCCGGATTACGCCCTGGAGTATGATTAGCGCCTATTAGGAAAACACACTGTCAAAGGGGGTTGTAGCGGGGGGTTAGCCCGCTACTGCGGTATCTTCCGTAGTGTTGATTTCAATGTACTCGGCAATCTTGCGGAGCTCGTCAGCAAATTTGAATTTCACGCTGATA